CGAGAATGTCGTATTAAACATGAAAATGGAAATACTAGGAATATATGTAGATGGAAGAATCCTAAATCACAGTATTAAGTGAAGTGTAATTTTTCGTCAAGTGTAAGTGCGTTCCACATGAGTGAGATTTCTTTAATAATTTGTGCGTGTGTAGGTTTGAAGTGTAAATTGCGAGTGCAAATGAAGTTATTGTGAAAAAGTGCCGAACGCACATGTGGAGTAAAAGTGTGAGCAAAATTGGCAAACGCCGAAGAGTGCTTAGTTTTGGAAGCGCAAGGTTTTTGATAAAATGATTGTATTTTAGATTCAAGAGTCTCAATACGCGCAATAAGCGCTTCAATAGTTATGGCCATGCTAAGGAATAAATACTTCAAAAATAAAAATAACAAAAACTCAATTTTAAAAAAGTATAACACACAAATCTCTCAAAAAAAAATATTTTTTTTGGTATTTTTGAGTGATTTTTATAACATGCGCCCACATAGTAATAACTCTAATTAACCTCGTTTGCCTCCTTTGCCTTGGCATTCCACACTTCCTTTTCCTCGGCACTAGTGGTTTGCCACAACTCCGCAAGTTGCTTCATGATTTCCGTGTTTTTGGGTTTTTCGTCCCCAACAAACAACTTTGCCTTAACATCATCCCTGTTGGCGTTGGAGAAGAGAATGTACCCGTTTGTGCCCTTCTTTTTCTTTGGTTTGTCTTCGTCGTCAGAGGAAGTATCGTCCTTGACCTTCTTGGCCTTCTTGACCTTCTTGACAACAACGACTTCGGTGTCATCCAAGACTTCCGTGTCGGTGTTCTTTGATTCCTTCTTAGTCTTCTTCTTGGCAACAACGACTTCGGGGTCCTCCAAAACTTCGGTGTTGGACTTCTTGGCTTCCTTCTTTGCCTTCTTGTCTTGGGTGCCTTGTTCCTTGAACAAGGAGGCAATTTGCGTCTCAAGAGTCTCAATGCGCGCAACAAGCATCTCAATAGTCATCGACATTTGTGCTAGTAGTTTTTGTGGAGACTATTCATAAGTAAAAAAAAAAGCAATTCAATTTTTTTTAAGTGTAACAAAAATATAACTCATATAAGGTTAGTGCACCGAATTCCGGTTTGTTATAAAAATCTCTCAAAAAAAAATATTTTTTTTTGGTATTTTTGAGAGATTATTATAACATGTGCGCACATAGTAATAACTCTAATTAACCTCGTTTGCCTCCTTTGCCTTGGCATTCCACAGTTCCTTTTCCTCGGCACTAGTGCTTTGCCACAACTCCGCAAGTTGCTTCATGATTTCCGTGTTTTTGGGTTTTTCGTCCCCGCCAAACAACTTTGCCTTAACATCATCCCGGTTGGCATTGGAGAAGAGAATATACCCATTGGTTCCCCTCTTTTTCTTGGGTTTGCCTTCGTCGTCAGAGGAAGTATCGTCCTTGGACTTCTTGGCCTTCTTGGCCTCCTTGGTCTCCTTCTTGGCCTCCTTGTCCTCCTTTTCCTCCTTCTTGGTCTTGGCATCGCGTTCCTTGATAAGCAAGGCATATTGCTTCTCAAGAGTCTCGACGCGCGCAACAAGCATCTCAAGAGTCATTGCCATTGTGTTTGTATTAGTAGTTTTTGTGGAGACTACATATAAGTAAAAAAAAATACAATTCAATTTTTTATAAGTATAACAAAAATGAGAACAAATTAATAACAAAAATATAACCCATATAAGGTTTTATTACCGAATTCCGGTTTGTTATAATAAATCTCTCAAAAATAAACTAGTAAAAACAACATTACTAAAAAAGGAAGAAAAATATAACCCCCCAAAAGAATGTTGGACCACATGGATTAACTAGTGCTAAACAATATAAAAAACAATATAAAAAAACAATATAAAAAACAATATAAAAAACAATATAAAAAACCATATAAAAAACAATATAAAAAACCAATAAGTAATAACTGTAAAATGTCGAACACAAATTTATTAATAAAAGAAGTATTGTTAAAATACAAATCACTAGATGGCAACCTAATTCATGAACGTAATAAACTAATAAATGATGAAAAATTACACAACGAACTATGTAATATGTTTGCCAATGTGTGGCAAACACAAAGTCTAGCACAACCAATAGTATGTAGTACATTGGGAGGAAATAACAAAATATACTCTATAGTAGATGAAAAAATGGAACAAACGGGTCAATCTCCTTATTGGGCATGGTCAAAAGCACAACTAAAAGTAAATCAACAAAGAGATAATATAGATTTATTATTATGTGATTTAGTAAAAGCAGTACTAGAAAATGAAGACACTTCAAAAGTTGTGGAAGAGAGAAAAGACCAACGCAAACAAAATGTAAATGTTAAGTCTTTTCTAAGTGCGACACTAGGGGCACTAGTAGTAAATATAGTGTATTATTATTTAAAGTTCTAAATAGAGACTTCAATAGGTAATGAGGGTAACGCCCTTTTCTTTTTTATATAGTTAGCATGAGCAATAACACACGCACAAAGAAAACCACTTGCTAATCCAATAAATGTACCAATATAAAATAAATCAATAGACGCAGTAATTTGCTGTTCAACACTAATACTAGAAAATAAATGTTGGTTCTCAGAAATATTCATAAATCTCTCAAACTATTTAAAATAATTTACAAAAAAAATGTAAATTATTTTTAAAAATTCAATTTTAAATAAAAAACACGCCATGTATTCACAACAAACACAAACCAACTATTTAACATATATGAAAGATAGCGTATTGGCATGCTTTGACTTGACCCTTCCAATAGTGTTCAAGCGCCTCATGCGTTGCCTCATCAAGAAGACGCAAGTCATCATCACGTTCCTTTTTCAACCAGTCTTTACGAGGCATTGGCAACTCACTTGGACACGGCGACGCTGTCATAATCTCATAATTGTCCTCTTCGCACATACGCCGCGCCAAAAACCGGCACTTACACCTACACAGTCCCAAACGCCACACTTCCTTTGTAGTGTCCAATACATCAATGGCATCATACTCATGGACACAAGGCAGCACATAACGCGGTTTGATTATATTATGACGCTCACAGCACTTACATTCATTACAAATGTCCATTTTCTCTTGCCAAGACTTGCCCGCAAAAGCAGTGTAGTCAATTGCGCGGTTGATACAAAACAAGGACATATATGCTAATAGTTTTTGTGGAGACTATACATAAGTAAAAAAATAGTAATTCAATTTTAAATAAGACTAACAGAGAGATTTATTATATAATTTTTTGCTACCGATTTAAGGTTTTATTACCGAATTCCGCTTTGCTATTAGGGATATAGTTTTATGACATATTAGATTATAATATTTATAGTGCTATTGGATGATTATGGGATGCTGAATTGGGGGAGGGGAGGGTTGGCGACTACACATTTCTTCTTCTTCTTCTTCTTCTTACTCCCCCCTCCCATAATTACCCCAATCTACGCCTCAGTCCCCCCATAACCCAATTTCTTTACTAATAAACTTAAAACAAAGATTACACAATAACTATTTTACAGAAACAATTCTCATAGGCATATGTATTAGTGATTTTGCTTTCTTTACTAATGTGGATGCTCTAGATTTCCACAAACCCAGTCTTGCCTTCCACGCTTGTTTTTTCTCTCTTAAAGTCTTTAGTTTTAACATATACTTTTTGTTCTTTATTTTATTACGAGCAACTTCATCTTGAATACGAATATGAATAGGGTCATCGTCTATAATTGGGTCGGGTCTATTTTTACTAATTTCTTTACCGGCGCGTTCTTCGGTTTGTATGAACCAATCGGTTATACTTGTATAAGGTTCTATAACTTGTAAAGTATCAATTAATTTATTATTACGTAGCAAAAATTTCCGCGACCTTAATAATGAATATATCTTAGTCCGTTGTCTAATAAAAGCAGTATCGCTTACATTATTCATTGCGGCTTCTAATAATGAGTTAATAAAGTCTAAGTTCTCTTGCTTTGAAGAAGGTTCGCTCATACAACAATACTTACCGTTTTCATATTTTGGAAATGTCTTCATAGCACAACCTAAACTTCCTTCTTTATTTATATTTTCTAAATATTCGAACGCAGGAACTTTCCCTTTAGTAAATATGACTTTTTTATTTGGAGAACATATATTTTGCCAAGCTTTGCTTTCTTGATGAAGCACAACCTTTTTTTTAGTATTAGACTTGCCTATCTTAAAAGACGAAATGGGAACTGATGCTGTATTTTGTGCTGGTGCTGGTGCTGGTGCTGGTGCTTCCTTTTTTCTGGTAAAATTACTTAATTTTCGTAAAGACACGACAAAGGGCATTCTATAACTTGCTTCTTTACCGCGCCCCATTCTTCGATAACTTATGCTCCTTAACTTATTAAATATAGATTTATTGGTTTGTTTTTTTTTTAAAGTTCTATTTACCATACATATAATAAGCAATAATAAAGTAATCTCTCAAATTAAAATAAATAAATCATATTTTTAATATAAATTTTCATTTTATTAAAAATATTTAAAATATTAAATATTATGTCCCTCAACAATGTTTCGCTATTATATTAAAATAAAAATCATAACTCTAAAGACATAACTCTATATTCTTATTTCTCACCCTAGTAATTTTACTTTCAATATACTAATATTTTTTTTGACCTTCTTCTTCTTCTAGAACCTATTATTCTAGAATCTCTTTTACTATTTTTTCTTCTTTTGCTGCCGCCTCTTGAATCTGCTCCTTCTTCTTGTCCATTTCCTTTAGACATTTCTTCTTGTCCATTTCCTTTAGACATTTCTTCTTGTCCATTTCCTTTAGACATTTCTTCTACTCCAGTTCCTTCTATTTCTTCTTGTACGGATGATTTTCCTTTGCCAAAAATAGAAAAGAAACTAAAGAACTTATCTAAGATGCCTCCGCCCCTTTGAGCATTATATTTCCGACGCTTACGTTTCTTTAAAGTCGCCATTTATTATATACAAATAAAATAAAATATTGCTAACTAAAAAATACACCAAAACAAATCTCTCAAATAGTTAAAAAAAATGCGATAAACTTTATATTTAAATATAAAATGAAACTTAAATATAAATATTATGACACAATTAAATGCTATAAGTTTATTTTCGGGAATGGGTGGCGACACACTAGGCATGATTAATGCGGGAGTAAAAGTTGAAGCCTTTTGTGAGTTTTCTCACGCAGCAATACAAAGTCATATGCTAAATTTTCCCGAGTCAAAATTAATAGAAGACCTGTGTCATAAAAAAACACAAGACCAAACAAACATAACATTAATTCAAGACGCACTATTTGAAAAATACAAAAACACAATAGATATAATATTTGCGGGACATCCATGTCAAGGATTTAGCAATGGCGGAAAAAAACTACCAGATGACCCAAGAAATACACTATTTAGAGAGTTTGCGCGAGTTGTTAGACTAATCTCTCCAAAATATATTATAGGCGAAAATGTAGATGGTCTTTTAACACGTAAAACTACAGACGGTCAATTATTTATGACTATAATTATAAAAGAATTCGAAACATTAGGTTATACTATTAGTTATAAAGTCATTAATGTACTTGATTATGGAATCCCACAATTAAGAAAACGATTAGTTTATGTGGGCCTAAGAAACGACTTAAATAAAATTTATAACTTCCCAAAACCATTAAACACTAAAACAAATTTACCAAACCTCGCCAACATAGTAAAATTTAACATGACAGGAGCAATAAAAATTTTACCCAACGATTTTGACATGACTTCAATTCCACAAGAAAATATTTTAACAGACTTAAACAACGACGAAGACGAAGTTCCAGAAACTATACATCCATATTTATACTTAAAAGCAAAAACACATAACGCAGAATATAAAGGAAAAGTTTTTAAAAATTTGTTATCATATGGCAAACGAGACTCTCCAATTCACGCAGAAATTATTAATATTTTCAAACCATGTAAAACTATTATATGCTCTTATGACCATCAACCGCGGCTATTTGTTCCTCTTAAAAATGAGCGCGGTTATTTTATTAGATGCTTAGTACCAGAAGAATTAAAACAAATACAAGGATTTCCAAGTACTTTCCAAATATATGGAAACAAAAAAGAACAGGTTAAACAAATAGGCAACGCTGTTCCGCCACCACTCATAACCCAAATTGTAAAAGAATTATTAATTTTTCAATAACAGCACAAATCTCTCTAAATAAATAAAAATGTTCCATAATTTATTTAAAAAAACAACACCTAACTAATTATAATGTATAAACTAGCACTGTTATTTTTATTATTAAAACCAATACATACAATAAAAATCCCTAAAGCAAAATATTATTACGATTCACGTATTCATAATTTTGGCAACATAGGACTAGGCGGACAACTTCATTCTTTAGTGGCACCTTACGCTACAACACTAATAGACAATAAATGCTATAATTCAATAAATATACGACAATTAATTCTCTCAAACTACAATCAAGATTTTTATAAAAAATATGAAAAATTACCAAAACTAATAGATTTATGTTGCGGAACAGGAACATCAACAGCAACCAATCAATTAGGAATTGATACTAGTGAAGCAATGATAAGTAAGGCAAAAGCAAAAGCAAAAGCAAAAGCAAAAGCACAATTTATAATAGGCAACGCAGAAAACTATGGACACGAAGACGAATTTGACACGGCAACATTAATGTTTGCTTTCCATGAAATGCCCAATTACGCGCACCATAAAATAATAAAAAATGCCAAAAAAATAACAAAACACGACATAATAATAGTAGACATTAGTCCAAACTATAGTCCATCCAAACTAATGTTATCCGGCGAACCATATTTATTAAATTATAAAGCAACAATACAAGAACTATTAACGCAACACACATTTACATATTTAGAATATATTCCAAATCATGTAGGACTATGGATTTATAGTCACAAACACAATCAAAATCACTTAATAAATAATCTCTATCACAAATAAATACACAATCATTATAATAAGGTCTGTTATTATAATTAGAGCATCTCCTATTATAATTAGAGCATGTCCTATATTCATAAATACTATATGTTTCTAAAACTATAAGCAATTCTAACATTACAATATATGCAAACTCAAATAAATATGTCATTATTTAATATTTGATATTTAATATTTGATACTTAATATTAAATATTATCTCAAAAAAAAATATCAATTTTTTTTAAACAAAACTATTTCCATTTTACAACCTACACAAGAAACAATCCCAAGCATATAAACACCACAGTAAAACAAAGCGGACCCATAAGCATACAAAACATATAAAGAAGACCAAGAATAATTGGAACATAAAACACAACAATAGCACCAAGAAATGCTCCCGGAAGACACAAAGATAGCAAGAGCAATATAAGAATCAACATGAACCAAAGATTCATAATTGGAGTCATAATTTATTTATTTCGCTAACATAAAAAAAATTTTTTTTTTAGCAAATCAATTTTTTTTAAACCCTACAACAGTTATACTTTACAAATTATAAAGAAATAAGCACATTAAACCAATAAACAACCACATGTCTCGCGGAATAAACGTAAGCATATAAAACCCAAAAACCACAAGCGGAGCATAAAAGAGTGTAAATGCACAACTAAAAGCATTAGGAATAACATTAGAACACAACAACAAGACAACAATTGTCATTGCCCAAATATTAATAAACATTGACTTTATTTTTACGAATAACACAATAACACAATAGCACAAGTATAAAAGTTTTATAAGCAAATCAATTTTTTTTCACAAAACCCAAAAAACTAAAATAAAATATATTTAAAAACAACTTAAAGAAACAACATCATATATAGTATAACAAAAAACAAAAAAACATTTTTTATTTTGCTCTCATAGCTCAGTTGGTTAGAGCGTTGGTCTTATGAGCCAAAGGTCGGCAGTTCGAACCTGCCTGGGAGCATTTCTTTTTTTTAGCTCTTGTGGTGTAGTTGGTTATCACGGAGGACTTTGAATCCTCAAACCCCAGTTCGAATCTGGGCAAGAGCTATTTTTTTTGCTGGGATGCCCGAGTCAGGTCTAAGGGGGGCGACTTAAGATCGTCTGGCTTCGGCCGCGTGGGTTCGAATCCCGCTCCCAGCATTTTTTACTGCTCCGTTAGCTCAGTTGGTTAGAGCATACGGCTGTTAACCGTGAGGTCACTGGTTCGATCCCAGTACGGAGCGCTAAATACAAAAATAATATGTATTATATTTTTACATATTATTTTTAAACATAAAAATAAAAACATAAAAATAAAAACATAAAAATAAAAACATAAAAACATAAAAATAAAAACATAAAAATAAAAACATAAAAACATAAACATAAACATAAACATAAACATAAACATAAAAATAAAAACATAAAAATAAACATAAAAATAAAAACAATATAAAGACATAGCAATATTATTACAATAACATAATATATGTTATTAACTTTTTTATAAGTCCCTGTGACGTAATTGGATAACGTGCCAGACTTCTAATCTGGAAATTGCGGGTTCGAGTCCCGTCAGGGATATTTTAATCCTTTATAGATTAAAAAAATTAATATATATGGCAACATATATATTAATCTTTTACCCGCTCCCCCCTAGTCAAAACAAATTCAGCATCCAACAACATCTGCCCACTTCTTGCCAACCATGGATGTCAGTCCAACACCCCAAATGATTGGGTCATTCTCAAAATCCATAACACTCTCATCATACGTAGCGTCGTCCTCTTCTGTATCCGAGCAAATCATCCCCGCAAACATGTTGTTGCTTTTAATGCCAACGCTTGGAAGAGCAAGTTTTACAGATTTCGTAAATACCGGCGCAGCTTTCTTGGCAGAACTACCAAACTGACAATGCTTGATAGTATGTCCCCGATATCCGCATCCAACACACTTTATGTTGAGCAAGAAAGGGCAAATAACATTGGACGCAGAGTCGCGAACATTGTGAGTGTTGTATCCAGGTTTGGAAGCATCAAAGCAGAATTTGCAGAACATTGTTCTTTTGCTCCTTTATAAGTGTTTGCGAGGACTATAACACAACAAATAAATATAGCAAATCAATTTTTTTAAAGTATAACAAAACAAACAATAAAAATAAACAATAAAAATAAACAATAAAAAAAGAAAATAGAGACACACTAAAAAGACATAGTTAATTTATTTTATTTTATTTTTGTTTTATTTTGTTTTGTTTTTTTAATTTCCACTTGAACCAAAACCATCACAATTCCTATTATTCTTTTTACCAAGGTTATGAAAAGCATCAACAATATGAACTTTCATTGGTTTTCCAATATCCGGAGGACATAACTGCATATATCTATTTCCTTTTTCAAAATTAAAATTACTTTTTGTATCAATAATATCAAAGCATCCCTTAATATTACCCCTATAACCAGAATCAATAATTCCAACATTATTAGAAAGTCGTAAAGGAGTTTTAATAGGCGTGCTAGATCTTACATATAAATAATATCCAACAAATCTTCCTTGATAAGTCATAGAACAGGAAATATTATGGTCTAACATATATTTGTTAATATGCGTACATTCAATATTTGTTGGACAAAATAAATCAAACCCGGAATTATAGCAATAAGTAATAGCATCCTTATCCTCATCATCCTCACTAGCACAGCACGCCAAATATTTATCAACTAGTTCATTATTGTTTTTTGAAGATTCTTTATACATATTTTTTAATTCAACATTTACATCCCCTTCATCGCTATTATGAATATACATATATAAGTTATAATAATCCCCAATAGCATCAGCATCTAAAGCATCATTATCACAATCAGAAGAAACATGTTTAGCATCAATAGTTTGAAGATTACGCATAAAATACGAATAAATAAGATTCGAAATAACAGACCCCATAGCAATAAATAATTAATAATTTAATTATTTAAATATTAATCAATTTTTTTTTAAATTACTTCTTAAAATTGATATAAAATAAAATATTTATACTTTAACTAACAATGATTTATTCACAGTCACTATCAAATAACGACGGAGCATTTATTAATAGTGCGTTTAATGAGGCGCTAAAGTCTCCTGTTCTTATGAGACATGGCGCGGTAGCAGTGGCGCACGGAAAAATAATGGGTCGCGGTCATAATCACTATAGAACTCATTCAAAAGACAATTTTATTGCTAATAGTTGTACTTGTCACGCAGAAATTGCTTCATTAAGAAACATGTTTCATAGTTGTGGAACAAATACATACGGAAAACAAAGTAATTCGATAAAAGTCGAACACTAAATCTTCAAATCATGAAAATTCAAGAGATCTAATTAATATAAAAAAATTATATAAAAAAACAACAATATACGTCGTGCGTTGCGATAATAATTTAAAACTACAAGATTCAGCACCTTGTCAAAGTTGTTTAACTACGCTATTGGAACTCAATATTAAACGTATTGTTTTCAGTTATAAAGACAACACATTTATAAGTTGTAATCCAAAAGAATTAACAATAAATCATATTAGTGCTGGAAATAATTTTATTAAAAGACTACAAACAAATAATACAACATCAAATAATACAACATCAAATAATACAAAAACAATTAAAAATAAAAACAAGACAAATAAAAACAAGACAATTAGCATGCAATAACTTTAGCATCTGGAGGATTATGTAAATTACAGGCAGCTATTTTTTTAAATAAAGAAGCATCACTATAATACAAACTATAAGATGAAGTAATTCCACTTATTAAATTACTAGTTTTTACACTATTATTACATTTAATCAAGCGATCAATTCTAGAAGAAGAACTCAAATTTCTATTTACTGGAGTACTATAATTACAAGTTTTTTTAACTAAGTTATTACTTATTTCTTTAACATAATCAGTTATTAAACTACATTTAGCTTTTAAATTTACAATGTAGAGAGATTGAACACGATTATCACTTCTCAAATGTTTATTAAGCGAACCACTAATGTCAAGTAATGCTCTATTATTTCTTTTATAGCAGGCTGCGGAATTATTAACATCACATTTACTATTTAAATAACCTTTACTAGTTTTTACACTCACATTAGTGTTTCTAGCACCATAAGAACTGTTTTCAGAAACACTACTAAATGGATCGTGTGAAATTATACTGTTAGGATTACCTATATAACTATGATTAGTATTACCATTTAATGAAAATTGTTTATTAGACGACACCTTATTAAATTTGTTACCATATTTTTTTTTTAACATTGATCCCCCCGAACCAAGATATTTATTATAATTAATATTGGCACAATTATTCTTGACACAATAAGACATATTATATATTATTAATATAATAAACAAATAAACAAATAAACAAATAAACAAATAAACAAATAAACAAATAAACAAATAAACAAATAAACAAATAAACAAATAAACAAATAAACAAATAAAAAAAAATTGAGTCAATAATACAACAATAAATATTTTGTTAAAGTATAAAAAACATCTTATTAAGAATGACACAAAGAAATAATATTAAATCATATTCTTCAATTACACAAAGTATTATTAAATATAATAATACTAATGAAAAATTAGAAACATTAGAGAGTTATTTAAAAAATGGATATTCACTAATTAAAAGAAATCCAACTACAAAAAAAGTAGAAATAACATATTCAAATAACTATGATTCAAAAAAGAAAGAATTAGAGCAACAAAATTACAATACACTATTAGCATCAATGATTAATAATTGGAACAATTACAGAGATGAATTAAACAATCTTTTAGGAGACATTTCTCCTTATTATAATTATAGAGAAATACTACAAAAAATGATAGATGAAGACAATGACATTTTAGAAGAATTACATAGACACAAGCATAAACAAAATAATGATATTAATAATGATAATGACAGTGATTATGCTTCTGAAAATGAAGACCTAAAATATTTATTATATTAAAGTTATCATAAATTTTCGAAACTATTTTATGATAAAAGTATTTTTTTTATTTATTTTTAACTATAAATTGCGTACAAATGTCAATAGAATTACAATCATTTGAAAACGATATAACTTATTTTAATAATAATTTAAGTAAATTTAAAGTATTAATATTATTTGTTGAAAATAATATTGTAACTAATATTTTAAAAAAAAAAATTAATATTAAAAATAATTATATATCAAATACAGAAGTAATTCACTATATACAAAATATCAAAGAACTAAACAATTATAACGTTCACTATTTATTAAATTTTACAATAGAAAAATCTATTGATGAACTGGAAGAATTATTTAATAATACAAATAATACAAATAATACAAATAATACAAATAATACAAATAATTATCAACTTAAACCATTAACAAATTTTAATTCTTTAAATATTACAATAAATCAAAAAAATCAAACATTTACAAATATTAACACATTAATAATAATAGCCAAAAAATAAGTTATATAAATCCCAAAAAACAAAAATTCAGTTAAATAAATATAAAAATTATACTATTATAAATAATTATATTATATGAACATTAATTACATTATAAATTTAACAAATGAATTAGTTAATAACTTACATTCTGATATAAGTAATTCGCAATATGTATTCAGACCAATAAATAGTAATTTTATATACGAAGATATTTCACGTAATAATACTTTCTCATCATCCAATTTACAAAATTTTATTCACAATAACACAATAAATGATTTATCATTTATAGCAATAGCAACAATAAGTAGTGATTATAACAATCCAAGAGCAATAACTATTAGAAATTTATTAAGAACTTTATACGTGAATTATTATGAAGAAAACGAAGACAATACATTTGAAACCTTCATTAACAGTACATTTGAAAACAAAACAAAATTTAAAAAAGTAATTTCAGATAGTGAATTAGAAAAATTAAAACCACAAAAATTTAATAAAATTAATGAAACTGAAACAAATATTGAGTGCCCTATATTGTATTATAATTTTGAAGAAAACGAAGAAATAATAAAATTACCTTGTAATCACAACTATAATTGCAATGCTATTTTAAAATGGTTGTCACAAGAATCAAATACATGCCCTGTTTGTAGGTATGAATTTGATTATAAAGAAATAAATATTGATAATAAAAGACAAACTACAAATGTAGAAACTACAAATGTAGAAACTACAAATGATTATGATTTATTTAGCAATGAAGAAATTTTAATACAAGAAAGTTTATTAAACAGTTATTCAAATAACAATTATTCAAATATGTAATTTAATGAATTCAAACATTGTTTTATTACATAATAAATTAAAATTCAAAAAAGCAAAATTCTTATTAAATACAACTTCAATACTAATAGACTTTGATTTCAAAAATTTAGTAAAAGCAATAATAAAATCAGCAATATAGTTAGTAGTATTACTTATATTTACATTTTTGATATAAATAATTATAAACATGTAAATATTATATACTTCATCAATTTTCAATCGCATATTAGGAAGGGGATATAAAACCTTTTTATATAATTGAACAAAAAATTCTAAAAATGCTTTTATATTTTTAGTCTCAACCAGACTATTTGTATCTAAAAATAGACTACTATTATAATATATATATAAAAAATCTATTGTTAAACTATATAAATCAGTATATGCATAAACAAAATCCAATAAATATTTAACAATTGAACTATATGTTGGGTAATCTATTTTATTATAAAACTGGTAATAAAATTCTTGTAATGCTTTTTTATATTCAATCAATTCGTTGCTATTAAAAAATTCTTTAATTTCCCTATTGTTAACAATAGAATCATACGCATCATCAATAAATAAATCAATGTTGTCAATAGTCAACAAATTAACAGCCTCATTAGTATTGACAATTGAAGTAAACGCTTCGTTTTTATTATATAAAATAAAACACAAAAATCTTTTTTCAATATTTACATGATAATAATCAAACCTAAAATCAAAAAGAAACGCATTTAAATAGGCGAAATCTATAGTAGTTTTATTTAATTCATAGCACTTTGTTATTAAGAAAGACAATCCAAAATCAATAATAATAGGTTTATTAGTTTTCAAGTTTATTAATATATTATGAACATGTAAATCATTATGAATAATTTTATGTTTATTTAATAAATTCAATGTTGTTAATAAATAGGCAATATTATTTAATATACTAATAGCATAATTAACATAATTAACATTGCTGCTAGTGCTGCTATTACTAGTAATATCAATATGAATATTATAATAATCTTTTAATGATTTATTTTTTATATAATAACTATACATCAAAAAATATTTATTGTGAATATTTTTTTGAAACATATCATAAGTATTATTGTCAGAATCAGAATCAGAATCAGAATCAGAACCATTATATTTTAGAACATTAGTAATGCTAGCATTATAGTCTTCAAAAAGAGTATTACACTTTTTCAAATTTAAATTAGATTTTTCTATAATGTCAAATGAAACTATGCATGCTTTTATAATTGGACTTACATAATTCTTAAAATTCTTAATATTTTTTTTTATATGAAGTCCAATATTTTTTTCATTGGTACTGAAAAAATTAATTTCTTGAATTTTTGTAACTGTTTTTTTTGTATTTTTCTTCCCTTTACAGTCAATACCCGGATGATAAACACACCCATAACTTCCTTCACCTAAAAATTCACTATGAGTTTGAACATCAGATAATAAATTCATAATAATTACTATATTATAATAAGAAATTACTATATTATAATAAGAAATTACTTATAAAAACAAAACAAAACAAATTAATCTAAAATATACAGTTAATATATTTATGACATCTACAAACCCATCACAAACATATTTATATATGTTATATAACGAAATTACTTATAATCCTTTATGTAAAGAGTACTATAATATATTAACATTAAATAAACAACCAGAAGGAACATTAAAAGAATACACAAAACTTATAAATATAATTCTTCCATCAACAAACCAAAATTATAACAAACAATGCTCGTATGCTATTTTAAATAGTCTTTTAAATAATACTAATACTAATACTAATACTAATACTAATACTAAATATAGTAATTTTTTAATGTTAGAAGATTTAAATGAATTCACAGAATTTTTAATTAATAATACTTACATAATAGACAACTCTATAACAAAATTATATAAAAATAATTCATTTAAATCTTCTAACTCTAAAAAATTAATATATTCATTCAAAATTACATTATAAAATTGATTAATAATAAGTAATAAATAAATATTATATTTAATAACTAATATCTAATATTATGGAGGAAAATCCAATTAGTGAATCAACTAGTAAATTAGAAAGCACTATTGAAAAATTAAAATCAAAAAATAATACTATTAAAAATTATATTGAATCTTTAGAACCATTATATTACAAAGCATTACAAATTTCTATTAGAGAACTAGAATCATCATTTTCATTAGAAAAATCAGTCGGATACATTAACTATATTAATTCAGTCAATTCCATAGATCATGAAAATACTTAAACTAATAAATCCCAATATTAAAGCAATAATTTTCTGTACATTATATTTTTCATTATATATTAAATATCCCATAATAAATAAAACAATAAAATACACTAAATGCCATATTATATTTAAAACTATTAAACTACCATATGGCAACAACTTGTATATACTATAACCAAGCAATGTATACATTAGTAATCCAATTCCCAAATAAAAATTATTAATATTTGTAAATTTACTTAAATCAACATTCTTATTTTCCCTATTTTTTTCAATTTGTTTAAATAAATATTGAGAGACAATTGAAAAAAAAGTAATTAAAAATAAATACAAATAAAAATATATATCAATTTTCAAATAAGCATTTTTCATATTAATTATTACATTATAACTATATAATTTAATAATTCAATTCAATAATCATATCATAGTAATTATTTTTGGGAAGACACCGCAAGCCTATTTTTAAATGTTTTAAAAGTAATATTATTAGAATCTAACGTCTCATCTTTTTTCTCCGTAATAATCTCCATAGTAGTACTTTTTTCTAGAACAAATATATCATTTTCTAATAAATTTTGAGTGTCTATTTTATAGTCATTATTTTTACAATAAGTGTTAAAATCTTCAAAAGTTCCTCTATATTTATATTTATTTGAAACATAGTCAATAGACTGTTTAGTGTGATTTTTTTTATTAATTTTATTATAGAAAATATTCTTTTCTTTTAACTCATCAAAAGATGAAATAGCACTAGTTAGATTAGCATAATAAGTTTTAATAAGTTCAAAATTGTCATAGTTATCTACATATACATTTTTACAATTGTAATTAACAACATAAATTCTAGATACAACATCTAAATATAAAAAATCAATGCTATTTGATTTCTTACAATAATAATCAAAAGAAGAATTTGAATGGTTATAATTCATTAGTACATCCCCTTTTGGTGTTTTTTGCTTAATATATTTATATTGTAATGAATTCAAATAAATATCATCTAATTTTACATTATTTAATTCATTAAACTCATCCAAATATTCAAAAAAATAAGTATCATATTCATAATATTCCCTATGTGCATTATAATTTTCAACAAATTGATTAATCATTTTTTCATACACACATATTGAAACAATTAATATAGAAAATAGTAATGAAGTAGAAGTCACAAAGAAAACAATTAATACATCAATGGCGTTATTTAAATAATTATTATGTAAAATTTTTTCATCGCTTAGCAAAGTTAATCCAACACTCAAATCATTACACTTACTATAATTGCTTAACCCATATGAAATACATGTATCATTAAAATATTCAATACATACATCAGGAAACTCATCAGTCATAAAATTAAATAATAAATACGTAATCATTAGTTCTTAATAATAATAATATTATTAAGAAATATTTAAATATTAATAATACAAATAATAAAAGCACTACAAATTTATTACTTTATAATAAATGTGCTTTTCAATATCATTACTAAGCGATTATAAAAACAATAATGCTATTACATATACTAACGAATTATTACAAAACATAGCTTCAAATATTCCAGATTCAATAATATATACTGATTATGAACTAAGCGGAATCAATAAATATATTAAAACTAATACAAGTAGCACAATAATAGAAATAGACGCACACAATACTGTTGCTATAACAAATATAATATCTATTATAGAGTTAATAATGCCAATCAAAGAATTGCAAATCGAATATATTTATGATGACAATAATATTCTATATTGCTCTAAGAAATATTTAAATAATTTAAATAATAATTTACACAATAAAAGTTCTATAATAAAAACAATAGAAAACAATAAGAAAAATACCGATTACAATAATCTCTATAAAACTCTTAAATTATATAAATTATTAAAGTAATTATTTTATTTTTATTTTATTTTTATTTTATTTTTATTTTATTTTTATTTTATTTTATTTTTTATTTTATTTTTATTTTATTTTTATTTTATTTTTATTTTATTTTTATTTTATTTTTTAGCACGTATTTGTTTTTGACTATGTTTTTTTCCATATATTTTTCCGTGTTTTTTTACATGTTTTTTGGTATCTAGACTACTACTTTTTGGAACAATATGAGGTACATAATTAGGAACATTAGGCAAATCCGTTTTGTCAAAGTCAAATAACTTAGAAGTAATCCCCCTAGAAACTTTATGTTTTCCTGTATAAAGTTTTTTAGTTTCATTTAAATTTCTAGGTTTTAACTTTATAATTTTGCTTGGTTCAGAGAGATTGACACTATCCCCCTTTTTTATTTCGTTTAAATCATATTTTAGCAAATCAAATATAGAGTTATGACGTTTTGGCAAAATATTCATAAATTTTTGTAATGAGTCTTCAATATAATATTGATTACCATTACTATTTAAGTTGGCACGTACTTGCTTATTTTTGTCTCGTTCAGAATCATAGTCAATATTAGACTCCCCAAAGTTTTTTAATCCATTCACATTTTCTAAATATCTTTTATTAGATACAAATTTTATAGACATAATACTTAATATATTACAATAAAATATATTAATTATAATTTTTACATAACAATAAAATATATTAATTATAATTTTTACATAACAATTAAAAAAGTATTAAATATATATAATGAAACATACATTAAAAAATAGTAAATCGACATTTATAAAAAAAAAATTGACTATTAATAACAAATCAAATTATAAGTATAACAATTATAAAGATAATTATACTAAACATAGTAATATGTTAGGAGGAAGCAACCTTATAAATTTCATTAAACTTCTTGAGGAACTTTCGAAAATTGTGAAAAATAAAGGAGATGTTTTTAAAGCATCAGCATACAATAAAGCAATAAGCGAACTAAAAAAGTATATAGCAACCCCAAACAGTGTAGAAATAACTTCTTCACAAGAGTTAAAAAAATTAAAATTACCTAAAATAGGAGAAAAAATTATAAAAAAATTTGATGAATTTTTAATTAGTGGAACACTTGAAGAAGTCGAAAAAGAAAAAAATAATCCAATAAACACATTTGCTAATATATATGGAATTGGTCCAGTTAAAGCAAAAGAATTAGTAGAGTCAAAAAATATTTCAACATTGGAAGAACTTAAACTAAGAGAAAATGAATTACAAGAAAATAAATTACCATTATTAAATAGTAAGCAACAAATAGGTCTAAAATATTATAATGATTTATTACAAAGAATTCCTCGCGAAGAAATAGAAGAGTTCAAAATATTACTTGAAACCAATTTCAAAGAAACAATAACAGAAAATAATGAAGGGCAACAAAATCATAAATTTGAAATAGTTGGAAGTTATAGGCGCGCTAAACAAGATTCAGGAGACATTGATGTAATAATCACTTCCTATAACAATAACAAAATAGTATTCGAAAATTTCATAAAAAAATTACAAACAAAAAAAGTCTTATTAGAAATTTTATCAAAAGGAGAAACCAAAAGTTTAACAATAGGCAAATTACCCAATACAACATCAACACCTCGACGTATAGATTTCTTATACGCACCACCAGAAGACTATCCCTTCGCATTATTATATTTCACAGGATCAAAAGAATTTAATACGGCAATGAGACAACACGCACTAAATGTAGATTTAACATTAAGCGAACATGGTTTCTATAAATTATTAAAAAAATCAAATCAAACAAAAGAATCAAAAATAAAACAAGAAAAAGTAGAAAATATAGTATTTAAAACAGAAAAAGACATATTTGATTTCTTACATATGGAATATAAAGAACCACAAGACCGTATTAATGAACAGTCAGTTATTTTAACCTTACCATTAGAAGAAATTAAAAATAAAATACAAGCACAAGAACCAATACCAATACAAACACAAGAACCAATACCAACACAAGAACCAATACCAGAACCAATACCAGAACCAATACAAACACCAGAACCAATACCAGAACCAATACAAGCACAAGAACCAATACCAACACCAACAACAGAACCAACACCAACACCAGAACCAATACAAGCACCAGAACCAATACAAACACAAGAACCAATACCAGAACCAATACAAACACAAGAACCAATACCAGAACCAATACCAGAACCAATACAAACACCAGAAACAATACCAGAACCAATACCAGAACCAATACAAGAACCAATACCAAAACCAATAAAAAAACCCAGTAAAAAAGAAACATTAAAAATAAAAGTTCCTATAGCAACAGCAAAAACATTAAAAAAATATACAAAAAAAATCAAGAGCACGATTTTAGAAAATCTAAATAAATTCAAAACACAAGGCATATCATTTTTAGAAATGCTATCATTAGAAGAATTAACATTAATGTTACAAGAAGCAATAGACAATTACTACATATCAGATTTAAAAGAAAACAGTCTATTAACAGATAACGAATACGATATATTACGCGAACACATATTAAAAAAAGACCCCACAAATGCTCTTGCCAACGACCAACAAACACAAATAAAAGACAATACTTCAAAAGTAAAACTCCCATATGAAATGTGGTCAATGGACAAAATAAAACCAGATACAAACGCATTAACTAAATTCAAAGAAAAATTCAAAGGTCCATATGTAATTTCAGCAAAAGTAGATGGCGTAAGTGCTCTATATAGCACCGAGTCAGGAACACCAAATTTATACAAAAAAGGCGATGGAAAATACGGATTCTTAATTAATCACATAATACCATATTTAAAATTACCAACACAAGAAAACATAACATTAAGAGGCGAATTAATAATAAAAGAAAAAACATTTGAACTAAAATATAAAGACAAATTTGCTAATTCGCGTAATTTTATATCTGGAATAGTTAATCGCAAAAAATTAACACAAGTAGAAAAAGAAATATTAAAAGACATAGATTTTGTAGCCTATGAAGTAATAATGCCCCAAAACTTAAAACCATCAGAACAATATAATAAGTTACTAGAACTAAATACAATAACAGTTAAAAATATTCAATCAATCACATATTCAGAACTAACTAACGAATATTTGTCCAATAAATTACTTGATTTTAGAGCCAACTATGAGTATACAATTGATGGCATAATTTGTATTGATGACAATTTACATCCACGCGAAAGCAAAAATCCAGAACACGCATTTGCGTTCAAAATGGTTTTAACAGACCAAGTTTTAGAAGCCAAAGTATTAGATGTTTTATGGGCAGCATCAAAAGACGGACTATTGAAACCCCGTGTTCAATTTGAACCCGTCCAAATAGGAGGTGTAACTATTACATATGCCACAGGTATTAATGCCCGATTTATTGTAGACAATAATATTGGATTAGGTGCGTTAGTTCGTCTAACAAGAAGTGGAAATGTAATACCAAAAATTACAGAAGTAATAGTCCCAGCACAAAAACCAATATTGCCAAATGTTGATGAATATGAATATGTATGGAACGAAACAAACGTAGATTTTATATTAACAAATGTAAAAGCAGACCCGCGAGTGGAAGTCAAAGCGCTAACTAAATTCTTTAAAGAGTTAGAAGTAGATGGACTAGGTGAAGCAAATGTTGAAAAAATAATTGCTAGTGGGGCAAATAGCATTCCAAAAATAATAAACGCATCAATAGAAGATTTAATAAAAGTAGAAGGTTTCAAAGAAAAAATGGCAACCAAAATTCATACATCAATTGCTAAACAATTGGCAAAAGCAAGTATTGCTAAAATAGCAGGCGCATCTAATATATTTGGACGTGGATTCGGTGAAAAATCAATAAGTCAAATTTTAAAAGTTGAACCAACAATTTTAACATCTCAAGACTCAACACAAGAAAAAATAGAAAAAGTAAAAGCAATAGAAGGATTTGCCGAAAAAACCGCCACACAATTTGTAAAAGCAATACCAGAATTCAATGAATTTCTAATGTCCATAAAACATGTAAAAGAAGAACCCCAAGAAGAACATCAAGAAGAACCCGTAAAAGAAGAACCAAAAGAAGAACCCCAAGAAGAACCCAAACTAGAACATGTTTTAAACAACAAAATAATTGTATTTTCGGATTTTGAGAAAACATCAAAATATACAAAAAAGGAATTAGAAAATTTACTTTTAAAATACGGAGTACAAATAGAAACAAATATTACTAAAAATACAAACATTTTAGTAACAGGAAATAACTCAAGCAAATCAACAAAAACCGAAAAAGCAAAAAAAATTGGAACAATAGAAATAATAACCTTAGACGATTTCTTAGAAAAATATGTAAATACTAGTATAAACAGTACTAGTATAAAGAGTACTAGTGAAAAGACTAATATATATATTCTCAAATTAGAAAAAGAAAAATATTATATTGGAACAACAAACAATAAATATTTTACATTACAATCTTATTTAAATAATAATAAGGCAGCTTGGACACGAAAATATAAACCATTACAATTAATAAGATTTATAGAAGATTGTTATACTTATGAAGAAAACATAGCTACATTAAACTTAATGAAACTTTATGGAGTTGCCAATGTTCGTGGAGGATCATATGACAAAGTAATTTTAGATAAATCAACATTAGATACTATAGCACAAAAATTAGAACAATAGAAATATTCAATTAATTAATAATATAACTACATGAAGCTTCACTAGCAGAACTCTTGTTTTTTTTTTCTCCTTTTTCTACTTTTTCTTTAGTCTTCATAAACTCGGCTTGTGTAAATTTATGACTTTGTGTAGCATAACTATAATCTTCATAAACTATTGAGGTCACTGTCATACCATATGTATAACTAATTGAAATAAGTTGATTATTACAATATTTAATAAGTTGATTATATTCATTTATAAAAACAACAATGTGATGTAAAAATTGAACTATTAATTTGTCATTTGAACCAGTCTTAGTTTTAAAATATTCAAACAATTCATTGAATCGCTCAATACCAACAACACTCAATAATTCATATACATTTAACAATTCCACATTCTTCTTTCTAATATTATCATTTCTAAAAATAGTATTTCCCAGGTCCTCCTTTGTTTTTTGATTTAAAATATATTGAACAGTCAAAGCATCATGATTCAATAAATCGCGAACTCTACGCCTACATTGCTCTAAATCTACATTAGTTATATGATTTATAAATCGATGAAGATTATGTAAAATAGTATTAAAAGTCAAAATATGAGGATACGAAGTATCAAAATACGATTTTAGATTAGTAACAAAGTCTCGGACAACTACATCAGAGTTTAGTTGATTTTCAAATTCAATTAATTTAGCAGGCATTGTATAGATTACATCCAATTTTTTATTAATACTAATCAAAAGATTTTGAATAAATTTTAAATTATGATGTGCCAATAAACCACCACATAATACATCGCCTGGATTTCTTGGAGCAACACCGCCAGAACTATTATTTTGCATATATTGATAAAAATGAGGATTATGAATAACAGCATTAATAATAACTTTTCCACTAGTCCAACTAAAAGCAACTTTACATTCAGTGCACCACATTTGGTCGCAACCAGAAATCTTAAAAATACGAACACCACATTGAGGACAACCTTTTGTTTCTTTCTTAATCAATTCAGCACTTTTCAAATTATCTTCATTACATAAATGGACTTCTTCTTTAGTATAACCAATAATTTCAAAACAATCGGGACATACATATAATTTACACAACTCACATTTATATTGTGATGACAAATAACCTTTACAATTCTGACCCGGACAAGGCATAATAAATTTTTTACGCTCATCTTTTTCAGCATGTTCGCCATTTCTAATACGATAAATACGCGTCTGTTTTTCGCCAATTTTATTTCGCATTGTATTAATCATTTTTCGCATTTCATCAAATTCTTTCATCATAACAGATAACTCTTTTTGTTCTTCTTCTACAAGTTTAGTTCGCTCAACTAAAACCATTAATTCAGAAGTTCGACTAATTTCTCGTTCCACCAATAACTTTTTGCGATGTTTTTTATAATCATTATCAATATAACTTCTATTTAAACTTTCAACAAGAAATTTAGTCGTCCATTGGTTTTTACAATTCATACAATGCGGATCATTGGTTGTTCCAAGCAAATATGTTCTTATACAAATTTTACACGCCTCATAACCACAACCAGAAAATTCGCACGTAATTTTCGAGTGAGTAGATTTATTATATTTTTCACAACATACTCCGCAACTCATTATAAATAGTTTAATTATTTATAATTATTTAAAATATAATAAAAAAAGATTTCAATTTTATAGCATTTAAAAACTTATAATAATTGCGTTTAATAACATAGATGTTTCGCATCTACAACGTCGTCTTCAAATAATTTATAACTACATTTAAAGCATGAATCACAATTCATATTCATAGTTATATTAAAACTAAGTTTAGTAAAAATATAAATAATTACATATAATATAGAATGAGGTTTGTCACTATTGTCAAACCTAGTGAGGAAACTAATGAGGAAACTAATGAGGAAACTAATGAGGAAACTAATCTTAAAGAATCGTATAAGCAAAAAAGTATTAGACTTGAGAAGACAGCCTATTCCGAGTTGAGCGAGTTTGTAAATGTAGGTAATGATTGATAATTATATTTTAGTTGATGATGAACCATATAAAACTATAATATATGAAAACATACAAGAAGTGTCTAATATTGCAACCAAACTAAGAAACATGTTAAATAAAGTGTACGATTATAATAGACGACTGTTCTTTAAAAAATCTGCAAAAGAATTAGATGAATGGTATAATAAAATTGAAATACAAATTAACTTACTTAAAAAAAGAATTGACAATTTATATGAATTAGTAGTTGTATTTATAAAAGGAAATGCAACATGGAAAACTCTAGAACCAATAACTCTTTCAAAAATTCAGCTTAATATTTTAAAAGCGTTTCTTGAATATAAAGATTATGAAGATAAACTTGAGAGTTATGTTAATACAGTTCATACATACAGAGATAGAGTAGCGAATATTGCGCGCGAATTAGAAGAATTATTAGAAACGATTCCAGAATTATTCGAAGACGTTCCATTATCATTAAGATTAAATCAGGAAGAATTGGATAAATTAAATTCTAATGTTGAAGTAAAACTTGATGAAATTAGGGTCATAACAGACAACTTAATTGAAGAAGCAAGAGAAGCAAGAGAAGATACGCATGAAGGTCCTGATGACGTTTCTGCTGGAGGAAAAAAGTCTAAAAAAAGAAGAACACAGTCCAAACAAACAAAACGAAGGCAACGCAAAATAAACAAAAAGTCTAAAATTAAATATACTATAAGACGCCGTTAAGTTATTACTTTTTCTTCAAATTAGTATTACTATTTTATAAGTAATAATACTTTTTATTTACTGTTTAATTCTTATTATCTTAGTTAATATGACTCATACTTCCGCGTTGCGAACCTTTTAGATGAGCATCTTTCTAATTTACAAAACTACTATAACACAACTCTTTATATTTTCTTATATACACTTTATACTCAAATTTATAAACACTAATGCTATTTTGTAATTTAGTCATATTATTATGAAGCATTAACATCTCAGCATCACTATATAAATAAGGTCCCCCTACACGATGATAATAATAAAGACATTCTTGTATATGCTTATTTACAATATTAGTAATATGAAATAACATATTGTTATATTCAGTGTCAGTTATGCTCATATATTTTATATATAATTTGTGTAAATGCGCAATATCTAAAACATGATCATTAAATTGCGTTTTGTTCATTGTTAAAACGCGTGATTTATAATCGCCTAAAAACGCATTTACATTAGTCACAATAAATCCGGACCATATACTTTCATGTGTGCCAAAAATCATAACAAACTTTCTAGTAAGTAGTGCTTGAATACACTTATTTCTCCTAGCATTATACAACGGTTCGCGCATATAATATACTATATTCCTTTGAATATCACAAGGCAGTCTGGCAAGCAACCTAACATATTTTCGACAATGCCACCCTTTATATGCTTTTTGAATAGTTAAAACATAGGTCAAATACGCGTTAGTATGAATAGTACAACATTTAGTTTTATTACAAACAAAACTAAATGCTTTTTGGCATCTGCGACCCTTCAGCGTAATACATGCACATCTATATTTCATTGACACCATATAAACTTTTATATATTATCTCACCAATAAACAATATAAACAATATAAGCAATATAAACAATAAAAAATTACAAATCTACAAATCAATTTTTTTAACACTACACTATGTTATAATATATATTAGAGCAAGTGGTAAATATAGAAGAACAAAAAAGCATAGAAAATTTAAAAAATCTAAAAAATCTAGAAAACATACAAAACACCTTACGCAATCTAATATAGCCTTCGCGCGTATGCGTCTAAACCCAATAGACTATGATGAGCAATTAATTTACTATAAGAAAGATTTTTGCAATAATCATCAGACCTCATAGTAACTAGCGGCGAAACTCTAAACTCCGCAAAGTTTTTAATAGTCCGTGTTCTTAATTGGATTGCCTTAATAGTGCATTTTACTTTTTTAGCACTATCAAGGTAAAATAATGATAAATAGAAATTGTATTTTTGACATAACTTAAACCATAACTCAATACACATTTTTAAATAAGTATAATTAACATTATTCTTTTTTAAACTATCACTAAATGCCAATCTATTATAGTAATACATTAAAATTTGTGAAATATTATTTAACACACAATGCCAAGTATTTCTTGAATAATTGGCCCGACTATAATGCGATTTATACATAATAATTAAATTATTATATAATTTAATAATAACTTCATCTTTAAGATAATGCGCAACATAATTAGCATTGTTCCTTATTGAATATATTGAAAACAAAGAAATATAATGAACTTTATAATTAGCCAAATATTCAAACGCAGCATTAGACTGCTTAGCTGTTTTAAAGTACGCACCAATCACATTGGCCGCATTCACTTTCATAAACCCATAAATAAGTTCCACAATCTCATTAGGCAATGGTAGCACTTCTAGTAAAAACGCATTCATTATAAATCAGTACAAATGTCTTTAACAATCTTAATACTAATAAAAAAAATAAAAAATAAGTAAATCAATTTTTTTAAAACAAAGTCATAGTTATACAACAAGCAAACACTAAAATATTTTTTCAAATGCGTATGAAGCATGTTAATAATGATCTAATATTTTGTAATTTTATGATTATATATATATATGTGTTGGAACGAAACAGTATCATTAAACACATTTTTGTTTAGTTTATTTGGAATAAGCCTGGCATATTTTAATAATGTTATTATTACATTCAAATATTTATATCTTATTTCATTTATTTCAATACAGTTATTAGAATATTTTACTTGGAAACATTTGAATAATATAAAAATAAACAGGTTGCTATCGCAAATAGGATTATTCATAATATTTATACAACCAATATTATTTATATTATCAATACCTAATGTAAAGTATAGTGTAAAAACACCAGTACTAGCATTATATATACTATTTTTCTTATTTTGTGTTATTTATTTTCCAATTGATTTTTCAATGAAAAAAGCACCAAACGGTCATTTGGCATGGAATTGGTTAAAATTTCCTAGTGTAATTATTTTTATATGGCTGTTTTTCTTATTAGTACTATTATTATATGTAAAAAATTATATTCTATTTATTATGAATTTAATAATTTTTCTTGCAATTTATTATACTTATTATAAAACCAATACATGGGGTTCTTTATGGTGTTGGATAGCAAATTTAGCAACAATATTTTATATAGCTAAAGTGTTTTTCAAGTTTTGGAAAAACAAAACCTAAACAAACCATAATGAAGTATGCTGTTTAAATAAATTTTCAAATATTTATAAAAGGATATTTTGTAATTTTATGATTATATATATATGTGTTGGAACGAAACAGTATCATTAAACACATTTTTGTTTAGTTTATTTGGAATAAGCCTGGCATATTTTAATAATGTTATTATTACATTCAAATATTTATATCTTATTTCATTTATTTCAATACAGTTATTAGAATATTTTACTTGGAAACATTTGAATAATATAAAAATAAACAGGTTGCTATCGCAAATAGGATTATTCATAATATTTATACAACCAATATTATTTATATTATCAATACCTAATGTAAAGTATAGTGTAAAAACACCAGTACTAGCATTATATATACTATTTTCTTTAGGATGCTTTCTTTATTTTCCAATTAATTATTCAATGAATAAAGCACCAAACGGTCATTTGGCATGGAACTGGTTAAATTTTCCACCATATATTGTTTTAATATGGATTACATTCATATTTATATTATTACTATATGCTAAAGACTATTTTAGATTTATTTTCTATACAGGTTTATTTCTTGTAATTTATTATACTTATTATAAAACCAATACATGGGGTTCTTTATGGTGTTGGATAGCAAATTTAGCAACAATATTTTATATAGCTAAAGTATTTTTCAAGTTTTGAAAAACAAAAGCTAAACAAAAGCTAAACAAAATCATAACGCACAATACTCTGTAAATCAACCTTCAAATGTTTATATAGTCGATTTTTAATCATAGAAGCCGGATTCTTCTTTTCATAATTACCACCAATTACTTTTTTCATATTTTGAATATAAATCTCTCCAAAAACCTCTGGATCAATAGTTTTTTCAGCAATCTTTTTCCATTCTACAAATTTTGTCAAAATTTTCTTATCAAAAGATTTAATAAACTTTCGCAAATAAACATCATCCATAATTAACCATAGTTCTCCATCAAATATATATAAAACATTTTCCTTAGTAGTAAAACATTTAATAGGTACTAACGACCCCTTAACATTTAATTTATCTATGTAATCGCAAATAATATTAAAAATTCCATCAACATAATCATATTTAAATATTTTCTGCAATTCATCTTCACCAATTACTAATTCATCCATAAATTTTGTAATGTTATTTCCGCCAGCGCTCATATAATCAGACTTAAAGTTTTCATTTAAATAATCTAATATGTTAATCTTATTTTTAGTAACATTAACATATTTTTTTAACTCACTATATTCGCTTTCCAACTTTTCATATTTATTATATAACATTATTACCATAGCAAATAAATTATGTATATTTAAATCTTTTTTTAGCAAGTCAATATTAGCAGAAGACTTCGTGTTATCATCTTTAGAACTACTATCAACAAAGTTATTACAACTTACAGAATTATTATTTCCACAATCACTAGCAAATCTACATAACTTACATTTTACTAAATGAGTATTGTAAGATGATTTGCGAAGATACGTTTTATTACAATAAGCACATATAAATTTATTTTCATTTTCTAATTTAGAAGTCATTATTCATATATATTATTAAAATGCCATTAATATAACATTTCAATTTTATCAAGTAACAAGAAAAAGAAAAACAAAACACAAAAAACAAAAAACAAAGATCAAATATAATATAATATTAATTTATATTAATATGCCTATTCTAGATACCACATTTTATAATTACAATACCAAGTTAAAAACAACATTGCGCAATAATTTGTTATATAATAGTCATATACTCACTTGTGATACAAGTAATACGATTTACCCCAATACATTAATGCCCAATAAAATATACTTAAATTCCAAAGCATCATTTTTAATACATCCTTTTTCGCAAATATCAAATTGTGATACTCCATTTTCAAATACCAATTCTAATTTTAAGTATAAAAAACCTATTAGTTCTCCAATAGATGCTTCAAGTTCTCATAATGTAATTCAAATTCAAAAAGAAATACAAAACCAATTACATACTTCATCTTCAAATTATACACAAGTAATTAGTTCATTAAATATAGCACAAGATATTAATACTAGTATTACAAAAAAACCATGGCACAACGCAAGCGATAGAACACAAGCACATGGTCAAGTTTCAATAAATGTTAAAACATCTCAAAAAGAAAATAAAGGTGTAGATGTTAAACACAATTCATATGATCGATATTTAGCAAAAAAAAAATCAAGTACATTAAAAACACAAAATACACAAACTATTCAACCATTACCAATTAGAGGAAATAAAACAAAATATTATTCGCTAACTACTCAAAATAGTAATTGTGTTTCTAATTGTTAAAAAATAATAATATTAAATAATAATATTAAATAATAATATTAAATAATATTAATACACTTATTATGCCACTATTAAAAATGAATTTAGTTTCACAAAATCAATTAGTATACAACCAAATACAGCAAACAAAACATGTACAACAACAACAACCTTTATTAAGACTAGGTTCAACATCAAATAGAAATTTTTTACCGCTATTAATTACTGGAAATAAATCATGTAAAACTTGTGGAGGAAAATAAAATAATAAAATAATAAAATAATAAAATAATAAAATAAAAAAAATTGATTATTTTTTATTATATAAAAAATAATTATATAAAAATAATTTATAAATATTAATACATAATGGATTCAACAAACAATTTCAAGTTTAACCTTGAGTTATCAGAAAATAACGAAACCACTAGTTCAAGAGTTTCACAAATGCAGTCAATCCAAAATGAAGGTTTAGAATTATTCAAAAGAAAAAATCAAGATTACGGAGACGCATTTGCCAATTATGGTGTTGTTGGCGTATTAGTTCGAATGGGAGACAAAATCGCACGCCTTCAATCAATTTCAACAAAAAGCGTAAGTTTAGTAGACAGTGAATCACTAAGAGATACTTTGATTGATTTACATAATTATTCAGCAATGGCCATTATGCTTTTAGATGAAGATGATATGAAAAAAATGAGACAGCAACTAGACATCCTAAAGGAGCGCGAATTCGTCGACCAAGACCTAGACGCAACAACTAGACATCCTAACCCGCCTCCACCAACACCAAGACAAGCATCAAGACCAAAATGGTAATATAAAATCTTAAATTAAACACACAAACCATAATAATAATTTTGGCTCTTAAATAATAAAACCAAACTTGCCAAAACCAAAAATCTTTTACCATAAATGTATCAACTTCTCTATAACCTCTTTTTTCATAATATGTTTTTACACCTTCACCACTAATTACCGCGATTCCATAAAGTCCATTTTCCATAGTTTTACGCTCGGCATAACTTAACAATCCTTTTCCAATTCCAGTATGTTGGCAACCGTTCTTACTAAAACTACTAACAGCAGTAGTAGTACCATAAATATGTAATTCGCGAATAAGACCACGATTTTTAAGAATACTAAAAATAGTCATATTATTAGCACTATCTACAATGCGCAATCTAATAAAACCAAACAATGCTTTAGCATCATAACTTTCATAAGCAATAAAATAATCATCCCCTTCATTTCCTCTATAATAATAACTATTATAATTTGCCGATTTATTATAATATTTACTATGACGCCCAATTTCGCGCGCACGTATATCATTTGAATATACACCTTCGCCTTCAAGCATAGCATCAATTATTTGTCGCATATTACCAATATTATTTCCACCTTCAACATAAACAGAACACGGAATATCACGAATAACTCGTGGTAAGCGAACCCAATTAGGACAAGTTTCCATAGAATAGCGCACAACATCAATCAATAATTTAGGATCATTATCAAAATAAGGAACATATTTTCCCTCACTATGCCATTTTTTTATAACCGTCCAAGGAACAGTTTGGCAAGGATAAACCTTCATTTGATCCGGACAAACAACCTTATAAACATAATCAAACATTGCTTTATCGCTAGCAACACTAGCACCAGGTAAATCAGGCATAATATGAATATCTATTTTAAAACAATTATCTTTTAAATAGCGTATAGCCCACAATAATTGCTCTATAGTATGACCACGATTAATCTTCTTTAAAATAGCATTATCAACATGTTGAGCACCAAGTTGAACTCGAGTAACCCCCCATTGTCTAAAACGCTTTAACCAGTCATCGTCTAACGCATCAGGTCGTGTTTCAATACAAACCCCAATAATATGAACTTTGGCAGTTTTATTTATTTTGATTTCTTCTTCAATGCTTAATGGACTACGAATATTTTTTAAATTCTCCAAATCCAGTTTGTTATTTAAACAATTATCATAATTTGCATAAGTTTTGCGTAAATCAAAATAAATATTTGCACTATAAAATAAATCGCGATGAAAACGCTTTAAATAAGTAACAGGATACTCAGTATATGTTCCACCTTCAATAATAATTTCTAACTTATCAATAACATGTCCATTATTAAAATATGTATCCAGGCGACTTAACATTTGACCAATGGCTTGAAATTTTTGTTGATTGGCTCGTAAAACGGCCGGTTCATAATATAAATAACTCCGCGGTTGTGCTTGCCAATTATTGCCCTCGTGCGCCGGTTCATTGGGACAATAATAACAATTATGCTTACAACTAAATTTTTGTCCGTCTGGAAATGGCGCAGTAATAACTGTGATACTTGTAATACCAGAAATAGCACGCATCGGTTTTTTCCGCAAAAGCAGTTTTAAAATTGGCAAATAAATAATTAAGTCATCATTAAAATCATTACTATTGCAAACATTATTCAAAATATTTAATAAAATAGATTTTCTAATATTTGTGATTTTTGACACGCGAACTTGCTTATTAAATTCAATTTCAAATTTTTTATATAATTCATTGTTATCTGCATTATTTAAAATATGAGAATTTTCACTAATCCATAATAATAACTTTTCAAATATTTTTTTACAACCATCTACATTCCATTGAGAAACATCAATATTGTTATAGTTTATAGCACCACTATTATTTTTAGTAGCAATAAAATCTTCTATTTGTGTATTCATTTTATATGTAATATTAATTATTATGTACTGGTTAATGTAAAATAATACTACGTATTAAATTTATTTCAATTTTTACTAATAAATATTTTTGGCACACTAATAACATAATAACTCTAGAAAAATATTAATTATATATATATATGAGTGCACCTATTACAGAGCCAGAAGAATGTTCAGAAGAATGTAGTATATGTTTTCGAGAACTTACAGGTACAAATGATGTAAAACTAAAAAATTGTTGTCATGTATTTCACAAAGACTGTTTAGCACCGTGGGTTAACGCTCAAAACAACACAATAGTGGGAATAACCATATGTCCGTTATGTAAAACAGTAGATACTATAGATTTTACTCTATTGAACACAACTGATGCTATTGTTACTATAAAGACTAGTCATTATTGTTCATTTCCTAGACCGCCAAAAAACCCAAAAGACATATTAATATGGAGAAATAGCACACAAGCACCATCAATTACACACAAGAGACAAGACTACGTAGATGATTTAACAGGATTATGTCCAATGCCTCATTTTTTAACACATGAACCACCTCCACCTGAAAACGCAAGTTTTAAGAAACTTAAAGAAGCCTATTCAAGAGCATTAACAAAATATGAAATAGCAACATACGACCTAGCTAACGCAATTGAGTATAATACACTTTTTTTAAGAAATTTTTTAGCAATTAAGTCACAAATAATGACAATACAAGAAGAAGAACAAAATGAGCATATCGCAATTTTAACCAGACAATGGTACAATGATGCCCATGACGCCTTAAATATAATTGGAATAGCTAAATGGATAGCATATGTACGAGAAGAGCAGAGAATAAAAAAAGAGGAAGAACAAGGAAACACTGTTAGGGGAAGAATAATAAGTACCCTACGTGGTATTTCAAAAAAAGAACGCGCTAAAACGAAAACACGTATGCTAGAGGTAATGCCACTTTTGGTAGAGAAGAAACTGGAAAAATTACCACCAAAACCGGTACACGGAACGCTAGACCATGAGTACTATAAATTAGCATTAGAAGAAATAAAGAATCAAGAACGTGATGAAAAATGTAAAAGGCGTCAAGATGGTCCATGTTCAATTATGGGTGGAAAACATAACAAATCAAAAAAAATAAGACATAGAAAACATAGAAAAGCCAAAAAATCAAGAAAAATACGAAAATAATTCAATTATGAATTATTATGAATTATTATGAATTATTATGAATTATAGTTTAATAATAATTTATTATATTATTATAAATTTATAATTAATGAACAATATTAATTTAGATATAAACACTTACAATATTACTGAACTTAAAAATTTATTTAAACTACAAAAAAATTACACGCTAGAAAATATATATAATGCCAAAGAAAGCATAGCACATAGTATAGAAAAAAGCAATATTAGTGAATCAAAAAAAACAGAACTATTCATTTTTCTTGATAATATAAAAAATAAATTAATTACTAATTTGGAAATGGCAACAAATAACAGCAACATAAAACAATATAATGGAAATCATTATATATTAAATAATAACGAATCAAAATTAGGAAACTATAAACAAACAAATAAATCAACACTTAAAAAATTATATACAATAGATAGTATTTTTAGACATAACTACGAATTAACAGACAATCAAAGTCATAACTATACTATTCAATTACCAGAAACAGTTTCACGAGCAATTTCAATGTCAATTGGTTCTATAGAAATACCACTTACTTACCATAATATTTCAAGTTATTATAATAACAATGTTTTTAATATTGAAATATTAGACGCTTCAAACACTCCAACACAAAATTCTCCATTATTAATAGAATTAAGTCCTGGTTTATACGAAGCAGCCTCATTGAGTATAGGTCGCAACGTAGGATTTAATATTGAAAACGAAATCAATAATAAAATACAAGACGCATCTTTTATAGACATTTCAAATTATTTAAGTTTTGTAATAGAACCAAGATCCGGATATAGTTGCTTTAAATATGATAATTCTACTAATAAGTTAGGTTCATATAAAATAAAAATAAATTTTAATATAAATAATCCAAATACAAATACAAATACAAATACAAATACATCTAATTGCTATTCAAATGAATTACACCAAAAATTAGGATGGCAACTAGGTTTTAGAAATAACTCAATAATAATTGATTCAAGTAATTTATATGCTATTTCAGCAGGTATATGTCATATAAATTATCCACGCTATATTTATATAGCAATTGACGATTTTCAATCTAGTTCGCAAAATAATTTTGCTATAGCTTCAGACTCTATTGTTGCTCCAAATATATTAGCCCGTGTTAATATATTATCTTTGTTGGAAGAAAAAACAAAATTTAAACAAGGAGCATACGCCGGGGATTTTTATTATTATCAAAAACATATTAGAGAATACTTTGGTCCAACAAGTATAAATAAATTAAAAATTCAATTATTAGATGAATATGGTAGACAATTTAGTTTAAACAATATGGATTGGAGTTTTGTTATGACTTTTGAATGCTTATACAATTAAATAATTTCATCAACAAACCCCAACTTCTTATATTTTTTACAATCCCAAACAAGAACACTATTTTTTTGTAAATAAATATCCAATTTTTCACGTGTCAAATTAGACTCTACACTATGACATAATACATCATAAAACAATGTTTTAAAGTCCATTATTTCATCATTAGTACATTGATTAAAATAGTTCCAATAATAATCGCCTTTAACACTAGTTATAAATTTAGACATATATACTTTAGCATTTTTATTTATAATTCTGTAATTACATAATGCTGCCAAAATAAATCCGCTATCATAACATTCTATATCAATAATAGATACAATTTCATAAGCACAAGTTTTTTTAAAATTAATAAAACTGGTAAGTTCTTTAAAACAACCGCCTTTACAATTAATATGTATGTAAATTTTAAAATCACCAAATAAATGTTTATTAGCAATAATAATATTAATAAAATTAATCAATGCGCACATGTTTTCTTTATTAATAAGAGCATCAAAACATATATGATTGTCCATTAATACTATTTTATCACAGTTTAAAGAATTATTATAACTATCATATAATTTATATTTATTACTCAATATTGGAATATATACATTTACAAAGTTATTATTTTTTCGCTTAAAATTATTCATTACTTGTAATTTATAAAATACCAATTATAAGTAATAATAGCAACAAGTATTTTAATCAATTTTAAAAAATATTATGCATAAAAAAAAATTGATTTCATTTTTTAAATATTATTTAAAGACTTAAAAATAATATCTAGACAAAGCAAAATGTCTGTTCTTTCGCTCTATATTCCAATTATTCGTAATGCGAGCGAGGAATATATTATTAAGATGTTCAAAACGCATAATATTGGAAAAGTAATGCGTGTTGACTTCGTTTTTAACAAAATTAAGATGCGTCGTGAAGCATTTATTCATTTTGACGAATGGTTTACTAGTACTGAGTCTAAACGACTCCAAGATGACATTTTGGATCCTAATACAAAGACACAGTTTAAGTACCATGGAGAAAAATTCTGGCCACTTTTGGTAAATAAAAATGCACATAAACGTGTAGAAAATCCTAATTATACGATTCTAAACAAAGCAGAAGTTAAAAGCGTCTTCAAAACAGAACTAATGATTCCATTTACCAACAAGAAAACAATGCACACAAATCAATTCAAATGTATCAAGGCAAACTAAACACAAGGCAAACTAAACACACATCAAAAAATAAAAATTTTTTTATATTTTTTGATTTTTTTATTTTTTTATTTTTTTATTTTTTTATATTTTTTTATTTTTTATTTTTATTATTAAATAAAAAATTGAGACTCTTTTTCTTTAATTACAAATCTTTAACAAGTAATTAAATTACTATGGGAGCAGGCGTTTTACCAGTTGCCCTATATAAAGGAACACTATTTCTATTATTAGGACAAGAGCGAAATAATAATTTATGGTGTGACTTTGGTGGAGGTGCTTATAAAGGAGAAAAACCATACAAAACAGCAATTAGAGAAGGCAGTGAAGAATTAAATGGGTTTTTAGGAGATGAAAATGATTTTGAAACAACAGTTAATCACAATATGATATTATCAATTACATATGATAAATATACAAGTTATATTTTTCGAACAAATTATGATAAAAAATTACCAATTTATTTTACAAACGTAAATAAATTTGCTGAGTTTCATTTAAAAGACAAAATTGAGACGCAATATAATGGACTATTTGAAAAAAAACAGATTCAATGGTTTCCATTATCAAAATTCAAAGAAGACAAATCTCGTGCTATGTTTAGAGAGCATTATAAACCAGTCTTAGATTCAGTATTAAAAAACGAAAAATTTATTATTAAGTTTATTGAAACCATGGAACCCAAATAAATCAACAAATCAATCAACAAATCAATCAACAAATTAATCAACAAATCAATCAACAAATCAATCAATAAATCAATAAATCAATAAATCAATAAATCAATCAATAAATCAAATTTTTTTTACATCTTTTATGTTATACTATAATAATTAGTATATATTAATTATTATATATTAATTATTATAGCTATGTCAATCTCAAAAGAAGATAAAAATAATTACGGTATAGTTTATACACCTAATTCTTTAGTTGACAAAATATTGGATTTAATACCGTTACAATATTATAAAAATCCATCATTAAAATGGTTGGATATTGGTGCTGGAAATGGAGCATTTTCTATAAATCTTTATAATCGCCTAATGAATAATTTGTCCAATATTATACCAAATAATAGCACACGAAAAGCACATATTTTAGAAAATATGATTTATATGTGTGAAATTTATATTCCTCATATTAATAAATTAGAAACGCTTTTCTCTCACAAAACAAATATTATAAAATCAGATTTTCTTTCATTAAACATTAATGAAGTGTTAAGCACAGGTCTATTTAATATTATAATAGGCAATCCACCATATAATATTAATGGAGCATTAAAAACTCCCACAAATAATTCTTTCAAGAAAACAGAAGATGGAAAACAAGTATATGTTGAATTTATAAAAAAAAGTTTAATATTATTAGAAAAAAATGGTCTATTAGCATTAATAATACCTGCCTTATGGATGAAACCAGATAAAGCAGGACTATATAATATTTTAGTAAACAATGATTTTACAATAAATTATTTACATTGTTTCTCAACAAGTGAAACACAAAAAGAATTTTTATATCAAGCACAAACCCCCACCTGTTTTTTTTGTGGAATGTATGGGAAAGTCCCCCCACAAAAATCAATTCCTATTTACGATAAAATTCACCAGACTTATATTAATTATGTATTATTACCTAATTATCCAATTCCAACACACGGAGTTGCTATTATAAATAAACTTTTATATTATGTTACACAAGTAGGTTATTTAAAAGTATATAAATCAAATAGTCCGCCCAAGAAATCTATATTTGGAAAACCATTCACAAATACTATGACCACAAATACTATGACCACAAATACTATGCACAATGACAAAAATATTTCCACTAATATTTTAAATATTAAAACTACAAATCTCTCAAATAAAACACCACAATTAATAAAAAATTACTCAAATATTTTACAACATTATGCAAATATACCAAAATTAATATTGTCCCATAAAATGTATGGATTTCCATACTTAGATAGTTCAGGAAACTATGGTATATCTTCTCGTGATAATTATATTTTAACTATAAATGATTATTCACTAGAAGAATTAAAGCAAATACAAGCATTTCTCTCAACAAAATTTGCGCTATTTATTTTTTCAACAACAAATTATAGAATGCGTTATTTAGAAAAGTATGCCTTCTTATTTTTACCAAATATTACTAAAATAAAAAATTTCCCTTGCTTATTAAATTTAAATCAAATACAACGAGATAAATTAATAATTAATTTTTTTAATTTATCTGAATTAGAAGAACTAAGTATTACAAATTCTTTAAATAACTATAATCATTTTATAGATAATCAAAATTAAGTCTATAAATTTTGAGCACACATTAGTTATTTATTTCTCCGTCTTGTTTTTGCGCCGCCTCCTCCAAGACGAGATGTTTGTGCCAAAGCTTTTGGCAAAGCTTTTGGCGAAGCGTTTCGCGAAGCGTTTGGCGAAGCGTTTCGCGACAAAGTCGAACTTCTATCTGTTATCACAAATGGATTTTTACTTACACCAGTAAGCTGTTCTGCGAAAACTCCTGCTGTATTATCTGAAGTTTGGTTTCTAAACCTAACACCCTGACTTTGGTAATCACCAAATTGAGAAGTTGCGCGCACATCACGGGCACCAACTATATCATCAAGATTCAAACGCATACTACCCAACCCAGCATTATCAGCACGAGAACCTTGCCATTGTTTATTACCAGATGGAGCAAAACTTAATCTGGAACTACTAGAAAAAGCATCTCCCCTTTCAGGATCATCAACATCACGTCCAACAAGACCACGTCCAGCAACATCACGTCTAGCAAGACCACGTCTAGCAATATCACGTCTAGCAATATCACGTCTAGCAAGTTCACCTTGTAATGTTTTGGATGATCCTTCATCACCATAATAATCAGGACGTTCTTTTGCGGGACCACTATGAAGAGAAGGTCTAGATAAAGTAGAAATTGATTCAGGAGATTTAAGTCTTTTAATTAAAGTTGGAATATTATACTCTTCACCATCTCGTATAAAAAAAATACTATAACTAGCATAATATTTACTATCTATTGTTGTATCCATTCTAGGTATATACCGAGTAATCCCGTCACTAGTGCTTGGTTCTGTTTCTTTAAATAACTTACTTGAATGAAGTCCTGTAAATATAGAATAAATAATAGGTTCTCTCATAATCTTTAATACCTCTGTTCTATATAGAGTATCAAATCTGGTCCTATCTTCTAAAAGTAAGTTTCTTATTGTTTCGTCTAAAGAAGTATCACTATTTATTTGGTCTATAATTGTCTGTGTAGGAATTTCTTCTTTAAGACTAATACTTACAGCAAAATTTATTAATGCCTTATAATACATTATACGAGAATATTTAATAATACTATTTTTTTCATCTATATTTGTCTCTAATATGTCTCTATATAATGATTTAGCATCCCCACCAGTATGACTTTTTAAATTAATAGTAGAAACTATAGTTTCAATACTTTCAATAGTCTTTTCGTTTATATGAACACTCTGCTTATTATCTTTTATTGCTTTAGTAAATTCTTGGATGTTTTTACAAATTTTTTCCAATATTACTATTCGATAGTATCTAATTATATATAATTTTATAATAACAGTAGTTGTGGTTTTTCCTGGTGGTGCTTGTAGTTTTAAAGTTTCTAATATTTTAACATCTACACTTTTATATTTTTCTTTATCATTTTTTATGTAGTCCTTGTCGTTATCAATAATATATAACAAATCAAATTCATCAATATCAGGTAAATTATATAAAACATGCTCAGAATATTTTGAACCCATATTAAATATAAGCATACTTAGTAGAATAGTATCTGATATACTTTGTAGTATATAGAAATATACTAGAGGGTAGTCAAATTCGGGTATTTGTGAATCAGCAATTGTCTTTTGATACAATTTGGGAAAAGCAATATTAAAAGAATACAGTTCATCACCTATTGAATCACCATTAAGATGACGCTTAGGAAAATTACTACTATGCTGATGAACATCCCGATGAACATCCCGATGATATGTAGCACCACTACCATTACCTTTAGAAGCAAGATTAGCACCCATATCATGACGTGTTCTTTGAACTGCATATTTAGGACCGCTACTACGAGTATCACTAGCAGTATCTTTAACAAGTTCACTAGCAGCTTTAACAACTTCACTAGCAGCACTAGAAGCAACACCAGCAGCAGCACTAGCAGCACTAGAAGCAGCAGTTCTAGAAGCAGCAGCAGTACTAGGCTTTAAAACCTCTTTTGCATAGCCCAACCGCGTTTTAAAGTCAGGAATAAATTTTTTTTCTTCATAAAATTCTTTGATTTTCTTAACCCAGTTATCTCGTGCCTCCGCCCTATTACTGCCGGTCTCATAAAAATAATCAAGTATTGGATCTATCTTTTTTTCAATACCCGTATATTGAGGTAAGACATCTTCAAAAGAGCTGTCCGCAGCAACCGATATTTCATATGATTCTGTAGGTCCAGTAAAAAATGTGTCAGGACTAGATATTTTCTTCTCAAGCAATATATCTTGTAGAAATTTCCAGACTTCCGAATCATTAGGGAAATTTTTATTAGTATCAAAGTGCACCTTTGATTTTTTTTTTAACTCATCTACAATAAATGAACGTCCCATATAAGTATTAGCATACTTATCCATAAAGACAAACATTAGCGGACGAGGCATCTGTCTAGTACTTGAATACTCACTCCACCAGTTATCAAAATCCAACTTAGGAGCGGTTGCGGCCATTTTATTATTTTATATTATATAATATAATATATAATATATTATAATTCAATATATTCTAACTTTTCTTGTATAATTTCTAAAATCAATGAGTTTGCCCAACTAATATAAGAGGTATTTATGTAATTACTATAACTTATAATAGCCTTTTTTATGTATATAATATTTCCAGTGCTAATAGTTTTATCTGCCTCACATAAGAATAAATCAATATATTCGTCATTGTTGGCAATAATCATTATTAAAAATAATAAAACTTAATAACTATCAATACATTAAAAATAATAAAACTTAATAACTATCAATTTTTTATATAATAAAATTGAAATAATTCAATTATTTAATAATATTTGAATTATTGTAAAAATAATATGCTAGTAATTGCGTTAAAGCGCGTTAATTTATCAAAAAATATAATTTATAATAGTTTAAAAAAAAATCTATGTGCCAATGTAAATAGTATTAAAAGCAACTTTGAAAATGAATATATTAATATGTATATTATTAAAAAACAATTAAAAATCTCTAATACAACATGTTGTAAATATTGTAAAGGAACTGGATGGATTATTTGGAAAACAAATAATTTATATGATTTGAAATCAAACAAATTGTTTGTTCCACTATTTTCATATTCATTATGTTTTAAATGTATATAGTTCAAATATCAAAAGTATCATTTACATTTAATGAATTAAAATAATTATTATTATAATTAATTTTTTCAATAAAAAATGTATTATTAATATATTTGCTATATAAAAAATCTTTAACATTATGAAAAATATCATATTTTTCACATAAATTTATATAAAATAAATTTGTATCATAAACATTTTTATAATATTTTTCATCATCAAATTCTATAGTGTTATTACTATTATAGCTAAAAAATAAATATTTTTTAAAATATTTATCTAATAACATACTACTAACAAATAAATCCAATAAATTATTTTTTAACTTATATCCATAACTATGGCAAAAATTATAACAAGCATATATATTACTATCTGTATATGGATAACAACGCTCATTAAAGTCTACAAATTTACGAATAAGAACTTCTTTATAATCTAAAAACTCTAATGAATTAGAATCTTTTAGCTTTAAATTTTCTATGTGCTCAAATAATATTTTACCAATTTCATAAATATTATTTATGTCCAAATAATAAATTAAATTTTTAATTTGCTCATTTAAATTATTTTCTATAATATAACCGAAATCATATATAATTATTTTATATGTAAAAGAAGCATCAGCATCAGCATCAGCATCAATATGATATTTATCATTTTTTTCTTTTAGCACTTTCCAATTGGCATCATGTAAATCACAATGTATATATTTTCCAAACATATAACTATCTTTAATAAACATACTAAGAAATGACATCAAGATTTTTTTTTTATAAATGCTCACATCCATTTTTTCTAAAAACTCACCTTCAATATATTCCATAATTAGAAAACTTTTGCTTTTAAATAACGGTTTAGGTATTATAATAACATCATTAGCAATATATTTATTATAAAAATATTCGTTATTTTTATATTCATTTACCATATTAATTTGATTTCTCAAATTAATAAAAAAGGAATCATAATTAATAATAGTATCATAGGTTTTTAAAAATGTAAAATTAGTTACAAAAAATTTATAAATGTTTATAAAATAAATAGGAAACAGCATTTGATATTCTATTTCTGGATGAACAACCTTTATAGCAATAGGATTTTCTATACAACAATCGTTTATAGTATTTATAGTATTTTTAAAATATGCTTTATAAACTTGCGCAATGGAACCAGATTTAACAGAAAAAGTTTCATCCAATGTAAATACATCATCAAATACATAACCAAATTCTTCAAAAAATAAATTTTTGGTATATTTCAAATTATGAATACTACAATTTTCATAATATTTTGAAAATAATTTTATAATAGCAGTATTTTTATTGGCATCATTTTTTATGAATGACACATGATTGTTTAACCATTGAATTAATTTGATTAGTATACACCCATTTAAATTTATAGTGTAATTTAATAATAATATTAATTTATTACTTGTTGTCCCCCAAAATGTATAATATAAATAATTTATAAATATTACATTCAAAAATAAATTAAAATAAACAAAATACTTGGTTTTAATACAAAAGTCCAAAATAATATAATAAAAATTCTTAAAATAGTTCATTTTATAATAGTTCATTTTATAATAGTTCATTAAATAGTTTATATATTGAGTTTAATTTATATAGTATTTTTAATTTATAGTGTATTTTAATTTATAGTCAAAAAATTAAATTAAACTAATACATAAATACTAATTATATAATTAGTATATTAGTATATTATGTCCAAAACATATATTATAGATACAATTAAACAGTGTATTTTTACTATAATTGAAGAAGAATACAAAAATTATTTAAAATCAAATAGTATTTTGCTTATACAAGAGTCTGAGTTATTACAAATAGTAACTGAATTTTATACTTCAAATGTTAAAACTATTAAATCTAAAATCAGAGAAACATTAAAAGATAAATTTAGCGAAGACTATAAGTCTGGACTAGTAGAAAATATATTATTAGATATTTTTCAAGAAAAAACCATGAATATTATGAAAATTGTTAACGAATTAACAATAATTCAAAAAAAAAATTTAATAGAGTTTAATTTACCACTTGTAAATAACAGTTTAAATTTAAACATATCATTAGTAGATAATTATATAATTATTAACTCGGTAAATCCTAAAAATGTTGCGCACGCTAGCGAACTATACAAATGTATAAGCAAATATAAATTCTTATATTCAATAAACGATGTTTTATTACATAACTATTGTAATGAAGAAAAAATTAATATTATAAAAGAAACAGTTAACAAAAGTACTAATGAGGTTAAAATTAAATGCTATTACCTAAAAGAGTTATAAATTTTGAAAAAATTGATAGTTATTTATTGTTTATTTATTAAAGTATTAAATAACTAACTGGCTAGTTATGGAAATATGTGTTACCCGATTTAATAATATTACTTTTGATGAAAACCGAAAGTGGATAAAAGAAAATAACAGTGGCGTTGGTTGTATATATGGTTGTCCAGTTAAAATTAGTGAATCTATTTTACCATATACAACATTATTAATATTGGAAATGAATAATAGCAAAAATATTATAGAAGGTATAGGCATAATAACAAATAATTGTGCGCGTGAAAATAAAAAATATTATAAAATTTATACAGACAATAATTATAACCGATACATTTACAAATCAAATTGCCGCATAAATAGAATACATTTTAACACTTATGAAAAAGATATAATTGACTGGTTAGAAGAATACTTATTTAAATCGGCAAATCATTGTAAAAGAGGTCAAGGAATACAAAAATTACCAAAAAAAATAATCAATAATGAAGAATTTAATTTTGTTAAATTCTTAATTGCTATGTATATTAATAGATTTGTAACTATTAAAAATATAAAACTAATCCAACAACATTAAATATAATATTTTTATAAATGTATCTAGAAAATAATTTACAATCTTTTAATACTGCTATAGAAGATTATAGTATAAGCGAACTATACAATTTAATAGAATTAGACGAATTTACACGAGAAAAAATATTGTTAAAAATACATGATTTAACTTCAAATATTTTCAAAAATAATGAACCTATAAAAAGTTTTTTATATGAAGCACAAAATAAATTATTAAACCATTTGTCAAATAATAATTTAGATAAGTATTTACATGCTAATGCCAATAATAATATTGAAGTAACTAGTACTAATCATAGTTTTATTAATGCTATTACCGAAAACTACGAAAACGAAGACGAAGATGAAGATGAAGAAAACAACACCAACACACAAGAAAAGAAAACAAATGTCACAAATGAAATATTAACAACGCGCGACACTATTAAAGAATCATTTGTAGATTATTCAAAATATAAACCAACCGAAACAGGCACAGGAGCAATTATAGAAAAATATGAAATATATAAAAATTTATATTTTAATACTTTTTTTAGAATTGATAAAAACGTTATTGGTTCTGTATCAACAGATTGTAAAATACAATTAACAAATTCGCTTAATAATGTTATTCAATGTAAATTAACAGCAATAAACATAAGAAAACCATTTTTAATACATACTTCAAAAGCAAACAATACTTTTATAATAAAAAAATTTGATTACATTAATATTAACAATTTTGATATATCATATGTAAATAGTTTTAGTTGTTCAATAACAATAGATAACGGATATTATGAAGATAGTACAGAAATGGAAACTTTTTTGAACAATAAGTTTAAAAATTTAACTATTACTTTAAGTGGAGAAATATTGGATATATTTACACAAGATACTTATGAAGGTAAAAATCTTGTTGCTTCAAAATTTATTAATGCGCTTACTTTTTCAATCAATAAAAATACTAAGCACTGTATGTTTGATTTAAGTTCAAGTTATACATCTAGTGATTATATTAATAATTTTAAACATTATGAAATAGATTTTACAACAAATTATGTTCAACCATATTCATTAGCAACAATATTAGGATTTGACACGAATTATAATCCCGATACAAGTGGTAATCCAAATACTAACTATAAAATAATATCACCTAAAACATATTGCACACTAAATAATCCAATATTTTTTTGTTTTAAAGAAAATATAAGCACTATTATTGAAACGCACCATTTATTTTTAAAAAATAATATATCAAGTGATAAAATATTAGCCAAAATAAATACATATAAGGGAAATGTACTTAATAATTATTATATATATGAAGTATTAGATAATATAGATAATAAAAATAATATAAGAAAGTATAACGGTCCTATTCATTTATCTGATTTTAATATTAAAATCATAGATCATTTTGGAAATTTAGTCCAATCAATAACTGAAGAATTTACATTTGAATTAGAAGTAATTATTCAAGAAATGAAACTCCAACAAGCATCAGTGTAATATTTAAAGTATTAACTCTTTTAAACCAATATAAATCGTTAAATCATCATTTAAATTATTTATTGGACAATAAATACCTTCACTATTTACATTTGAACCATATATAATAGAATTAGTAGTGCTATTATAACTAATATTATTAGAATTACTATTTTCCGTCCATATTCCACCTAGTCCATTAAAATTTATTTTTATATTAAAATATCTTTTATTAGAATTAATTGTTGTAGCATGTCCAAACATAAGCGCATCATTATTAGTAACATTAAAAATATTATCAACTATTGAATTCAAAAACAAATTACTATTTTTGAGCATTGTTTTTAAAGGCAAATATTTAATATTATTTCCATCACTTGTTGTACTAATACTATAACTTATAGCATTAAATAAATATGAATTAGTTCCACTACTATTTTTATATATTTTAAAAACAATCCATTTATAACCTTGATTATTAGTCAATAATGCGCCATTTAAATTATATGAAGTATTACCATGTGTGTTATATGAAATGTCTAGATTATTATAACTAAAATCGCTACTTTTTGGATATGTCCCAAAAATATTATTAAAACTTGAATCTAAATATAATAAAGTACACGGTGCTATGTTTGCACTATGGTTATTATAATGTTTCAATTCAATAGCATTTAAGTCGCTTCCAAGAAGTTCAATATTACTAATTTCATATATATGTAATGCGCTTAAATTTAATTTACTAGAACTAATTATATTATTAGATTTAATAAAACTATTATAATCACAATAAGGTTTGCTTGTTAAAGAAATATTTAAACTTGTAAATCCATTCAAATTATACGCTTTTTCCAATAAATTAAAACTAATATTATTTCTAACTGGTTGATAATACGCAATATTATAACATAAATCGTAATTATAGACACCATTGGCACATATATCTATTTGTGGTAATATAATATTTGCTTCGGCAAAAGAAGTAACTATATTATTACTCGATGTAAGATTAGCAATTTTTCTATCGCCTACAATATACTTATAATTTGAATTAATATTAGAATATATTCTGGTTAATAATAATTTAAAATATTTTACACTGGCCACACCCATATTATAGATAACCTCTTGAATAACAATAGAACTACTAATATTTGAAATCGACGGATTAGCCACTAAATTATCAACATATATATCATAAGTTTTATTAATGCCATATGAATTACCTACGCTTGTGCTACGTGTATAATTAAAATTCATTATATATGGATTAGTCGATGGATCGCCAAAATAATTTACAATATTAGAGTATGTTATTTCATCTTTTAAGAGTAAATATCCTTTTAATCTAAAACCTGTATTGCTAATATCACTATAAATATCTCGAATATTATTAATATTATTTAAAATAAAATCACTCCCATAATCAGTTTTACTATAATTGTAAGGATTAATACTAGGATTAAGATTAGGATTAGTATTAAAACCTCCATAATTAATACTATGTTTTTCAACATTATTAATGAGCAAGTTTATTGTTACCAAATTAAAACTATTATCAACAAATTTACCATAACCATAGCGATAAGATTCCAATTGTTGATTACTAAAATAAGGATGAGTTATTTGAAATTCTTGTATTGATGAGTTGTTAAATCTAAAACTATGACCAACATTAGATATATTAAAATATAATATACTCGAATTATTTAAAATACTAGTACTTACAGATTTATAACATTGTGCTTTAATAGTCATATCAATAAAAGTTCCAATATTAGCATCGTTTGGCAATAGTGTATATTTTGAACCACTTAATGTACTATAGTCTGAAAAACTATTTGAAAAATTGTTCCGTACTTTAACGCGATGATTATAACTTGCTCCACTCAGTAAATTTGTTAATGTTATATTAAAATTTGAGTTTGAATATATATTAGAAGCAAAACTATTATTAATAGTACCATTGTTTGTTTTAACTAGCGAAGAACTTACCAATATATCATTTAAACTATAATCAATACTATAATTAGTTAAATAAGCGCTACTTGAAGTATTTGATATGTCGCTTAAAGTATTAAAATAAGTTAAACTAATATTATTTGCGTTAAAAGCATAAGAAGTGTTAGATTCTATAAACAATGGAGTACTAGGAATATTAGCATTCAAAAAAGATAAATTGTTAAAAACTAAAGAGCGTGTTTCAATATTTGGATAGTCATTACTATAATTTTCACCATATATTCGTATTGAAAAAGGCATAGCATTGTTAATAATATTATTAATAAGTATATTACTAATATTTGTTGGATTGTTATAGTCAGCACGTTGAAAAATATATTGTTTAAAACTACTAACATTGTAATCACCGCTTATGGTTATTGAAGTAATATTTATCCAAGTATAATTATAAATATTATAATTTATATTATTATATGTACCAACAAATCCAGAAATATCTATAATAATAGTATCTATAAATGGTAAGTTTTGTGTATAATCAAAAATATTGGCTAATTTGGCAATATTATTATTGTCATGTTTGGCCATAATAGAATCATAATTCCATCGTAATATAATAGAAGAACTATTAAGACTAATATCATTTTTAGCAAATTTATATGGTTGTTGCGTAATTATTTCAAAAAATGTTTGACCTACATCATTAACATCTAAAGCATTAAGAATTTGAGTTATTTGACTATTTGTTATGCTAGTATTATTATTATTAATGTTGCGTCTATAACCAAGCATAATTTCTATATTAATAGTCTATATTAATAGTCTATATTAATTTATAGACTATTAACTTATTACACTAGTTACTATGCTCTATAAATCATATAAGATTTCGCACTCTAATTCGATTGATAAATCGCCATTATTTACATCTAATATTCTGCCATATTCATCATAAATTTTTATATGTAGTTTATTAATATTTGTTGGACCAAAATATATTCTTTTTGGATATAATATTGTTTTCATTCCATCTTCTTTTGAATTTGTCATTTTACATAATATGTTATTATCTGTTAATGATTGATATTTGAAAGCCGAAACAAAAGCATTATTATGATTATTTTGATAATCATCTATTGATAATAAATAATATTTATTACTAACTCCTCCATCATAACAATTTTCAGCTTCGTAACTAGTTGAACCTTCATATTTTTTTACTATATTTTTAATTGTGCTAATATTTCTAAAACCTAGTATCCAACCTAATGTTAATTGGTTTTTAGTTATATTATTTGCCAAATTATAACACATTTGATTATTTTCAAAATAATCAAAGTTTAAACTAAAAATTGAAGAACCACTAAAAGAAAACTTGGAATTTATTGGATTGTATGTGAGAGAAATATCAGTTGGTAATTGTTTATTTATTTCTTGAATTAATGAATTTTCATCATAACCACCATCCATTATTTCTATTAAACTATTATTTACATAAAAAGAATTGGAACCTGTTTTTTTTGATAGTGAATAAATTGTATAAGGAAGTTGATAATTTACTACTTGCATAGACAAGACTTTTTTTAAATTGATGGGCAAAGTTATTATAAAATTGCTGGAACTTGTGCTCTCATAATTATCTCTAAATCGTGTATCAATGGCAATAACTGTTTTATATGTTTTTATAGTTAGTGGATTTATTGTTCCGCTTTTATAATTTACTGAATAATATTCCTCTTTTTTAGTTTCATTATGTTTAATAATATTATGATTATCTTGAACAATGATACTATTTTGCTGATTTTGTTCTAGTAATTTATTAACTTTAATAAAACATTGATAAAAAAAATCTACCATTTGTGCTTTATTTTCACATAACTCACTTAGTTCATTAACATCACTATTTCGCAATTTATCTATTTTTATTTGTAATTTATTATATAAAATTTCATAAGACAGAGAATTTTTTTCAAGAACTTTACTATCAATATTTAATATTGTAAATATTTCTTCAATACTATAATTTTCTATATTTAAATCCATTATATATTCAAAAATATATAATATTTTTGACTCAAAACGAAAAGGGTTTAAATATTGAACTTATAAAACTTATTAAACTTATAAAAAATAATATTTTAATAATATAAATGGTTTGTTATGGTTCGTGTATGTTTGCGTCTGTTTTTTTAATTGCTAATATTTATACTATATTTTCATGTACTAATGATAATAATAAGCAAGAATTTACAAATACATTAACACAAGAGCAAAAAGTATTATATGAAAAAATAATTCAAGAGCGCAAAAATATATATTATGGTGGGTTCGTTTTAGGAATAGTACTATCTTTTATTGCTCTTTATTTTGGAGAGAGATTTTTGTTTTTTATTACTAAAAAAACGAAAGTATCTAATATTCCCAAAATTTGTATGGTTGCCAGTATTACTTTTGTTACTAACTACTTATTTTATATATTATATCCCAAAACCGACTATATGTTGCTACATTTAAATGATAAAACACAAATTCAAGGATGGTTAAACATTTACAAAAAAATGCAGTTTAAATTTCATTTGGGATTTGTATTAGGAATTATTGCTATAACTATATATGCTTATGGTTTTTGTAAATAATTTTGTAAAATAAGAGAGATTTAAAGTATGTGTTTTATTCTTTTTTAATTAGTGTAAATATTTCATTACCGCAACTAAACTCATAATTTGTAATTGCTAATCCACATAAGTTAAATAATGTTTTTAATTCATCAAGTTTATAAATATAGTAAAATCGCTCATAAATTTTTCCATATTTATTCCATAAAACAATATTATTTCCATAATTATTAAAATTGCGCCGTGTTTTTGGAGGTTGATTAATCGACCATACAGACAATAATATTTTACCATTAGGTTTTAATAATCTCTTCATTTCTAATAAGGCTTTAAGTCTATGTTCTTTGTTTTCTAAATGATGAAAAACAGCAATACACATTAGTGCGTCAGCACTTGATGAAGGTAAAGGAACACAAATCATATTTGCGCAAAGCACGTTCAAATTTTTAGATTTACAAATTTTAACAAAATTTTCGCAATTATCAATTCCAATAAAATTAAGATTTTTAGTGTTATTATTTGCCATATTACGCCCATTTCCACATCCAATATCATATACAACAGCATCTTTTCTTAATTGATTTAAGAAATCATTTACCCAAGTCCATTTATATAAACGTGTATTATCAAAATGCTCGGCAATTTCTTCATATATTTCCTTTACTTGCGTTTGTTCGATGCTTGTGCCTTCCATATTTAAATTAATAGTTAGTTTAATTTTACTATTAATTTAATTAATAGTAAAACTATTTCAATTTTTATAAAATTTGTTATTTTAGTTATTTTAGTTATTTTAGTTATTTTAGTTATTTTAGTTATTTTTAGTAAAAAAAATTGAAATAGTTTTATTTTTCTAAAATCATTAAACAAAATATAGTGATGGAACTCTTTAATAATGACGCTATTGTTCAAACTATTACTTGCCCTATTACTTGCTGTATTATGAAAGATCCTGTTCAAGGTAATGATGGAAATACATATGAACGTAGTGCTATTATTAGTGCTTTAACTATTAAACAAGAATCACCTATTACGCGCCAACCTATGAGAATTTCTGATTTAAAAGTAAATGTAGCACTTAGATTTTTATGTGATAAATATCATCAAACACTACAAAGTGTAACTACTCAATCCAGTCAAGATAGACTAAGCAAACCAATTATTTTAGACCATGCTATTAATAAAAATAATGACAAACTACTTCTAACATTCAATGTAAATAAAGAAAGTTTTCCCAAAGATTTGAGTGAAGGGCATCTTTCGCAAGATATTGTGCTAGTTATTGACCGTTCTGGTTCAATGCATTCTCAAGTTGAAGCCAAAGACAGAAATGGGCAAAATCTTGAAAATGGACTATCAATTCAAGATATTGTTAATCATTCGGCAAAAACAGTTGTCCAAACATTGGATGCCCATTCACGTATTTGTATTATTAAATTTGACAATGTTATTGATATTGTAACTCCTCTTATGTATGCTACAGAAACAAATAAAGTTCAAATTATGACTTCTATTAATTCAATTAAACCAGGAGGTCAAACAAATATTTGGGGCGCAATTGAAAAAGCATTACAAATTTTAGATGGTCGTGAAGATAAATCAAGAAATAGTGCTATTTTAATGTTAACAGATGGAATTCCCAATGTTTCACCAGCACAAGGAGAAGTCGAAACGCTCAAGCGATTAAGAAAAACTAAGAATTTTACAACTCCAATTTACACATTTGGTTTTGGATACAATTTACAACCAACTTTATTATACAATCTTGCCAAATATTCTAATGGTGGAAACGCACATATTCCAGATGGCAATATGATTGCTACAGTGTTTTGTAACTTTATTGCGACAATCTTGTGTAGTGTAGTTATGAATTTACAACTTCATATTACTCCTAAACAAACTAATAGTGCTTCATTTAATAATTTATTAGTCGGTGATTTTGCTTATAATTATGACCCAATTAATCAAAAATATATTTATGATATTGGAACAGTTCAAGTTCAACAAGAACGAAATATTGTATTAAATTTTGAAGACAAGTTGGATTTTACTTATTATTATACATATACTATTGAAGGAAAATCCTATACGTCATCTGTACATAGTGTAAATGCGGATTCTATTGCTCATTGTGTAAATAATCCTGCTTTAAATAGTCATATTTACAGGGCTACAAGTGTCGAATATATTAGAAAAATGATTAATGCTAATAGGATTAATAATTTGTTAAGCACCCAAACCAATTATGATGAATTAGTAAAATTATTAGAAGAAAATAAATGCTCAACTAGCCAACCTTTTGTAGATGGTCTTCTCAAAAATATTAAGGGAGACTTCGCAAATATTGGGCAAGTTAAACTGGCAATTGACCAAAAATATTTTAGGCGTTGGGGAGAATTTTATTTAGACCAACTTTCGCGTTCTCTTAATCAACAAATTAAACCCAATTTTAAAGATGAAGGTTGTATGTTTGGTGGAGAAGTTTTTGAAGCACTTGTAGATAAGTCAAGCGACATCTTCAATAGTCTTGAAGCACCTACACCATCATTAGTTGTTCAACAAAATAGTGGAAACATGTTTTATAGGGGTTTAAATTTAGCACCACAAGCACCTATTTCAATGGCATCTTATAATGACCCACACGGTGGTTGTGTTGATTCATATTGTAATATTGCTATGTTTGATGGAACATCTAAGTTATTAAAAGATGTACAAAAATTCGATATTATTAAATCTATTGATGAAAATAATAAAATTGTTGGCGCAAAAGTGCTGTGTGTATTAGAAACACTTATTGAATCAGGTTCTAGAGATTATGTAAGCATAAATGGTGTATTAATTACTCCATGGCATCCTATTAAAATTGGATTACATGGAAAACCGGAAACATGGTGTTTTCCTGGTGAATTATTTAGCACATTCAAATTTCCATCATCTAGCATGATTACATTAGTATTAGAAAATCATCATGTTATGTTTATTAATGGTTTAAAATGTATTACATTAGGGCATAATTTTACTAATCATTCAAAATTAATTCACCCATATTATGGAACAAATAAAGTTATTGAAAACTTAAACTACTATTTTCCGGAAGATTATGCGCAAGGTAAAATTACTGTAAAAGATACGCATATAAATTATAAGATGTCGAATAATATTACGGAATCAGTTGTGTATCATTCTCAAGCACTATGTGTTTATTAGTTAGAACTATTATACAACAGTAACCCATTTCCGTGATTTAGGTGTCTTAAATTTGTCATAAATCGTTCTAAACTTGCTAGCATAGATTCTTCGTGTACTTAATTTAGGAACCTTTAATATAACAGTGGCAATAACTGGCATATGATCTGAGTATAATCTTTTGTCAGTTTTATAATTCGTTGGTCTAATTATTGGAATTCTAATATTTTCTACATTTTCTGATAATATGTAATCACCAGTATCAGCTAAATGTTTATACTTTTCATGAGTAGATTCATGCCAACAACACGATTTTAATATAGTTTTTGCTTCTTGTTTCATTAATCCGTGCGACAACTCCTTATTTTTTATTTTTAAAGGATTTTCTTGTGATATTAATGTTTGAGAATCGTTAGTGTCTGCTAAAATAATAATAGGTCCATTTGATGAAATATGCATAGTAATAATTTTACTTATATTACTTACATCGTCTTTGTTATTTAACCATGGAAAATGTGCAACAATAAGGTTAATATCCATAGTAGTATTAATTATACAACAAGTTCTAGCATCACATTTGCCATCATCATCTGGTTGCGCAAGATTAATTGTTTTACTTGAAGCCATTGTTCCGAGCAAACCAGTATTCCAAAAAATAGCACAACCGGAATATGCCCTTGCTTCGCTGTTCCAAGTTGCGCCTCTATACCAACCTTGTAATCCTGTTCTTTTACGTATTTCTGTAACTAAATCGGGGTCGGCTACTTCTTGAATACCAATTACATCAAAGTTTATTTCGTTATGTAATTCTTCTATTTTATTTAACGCCTCTTTATAACAATTTCTTTTTAAATAATTACATCTTCTTACAAAATCTTCTTCAGAACCAAGCAGTTTATTTTCTTGCGAAGCCCATGATAAATTGTATGTTAAAGTTTGAATTGGAATGGCTAAATTAACGCCTCCTTTTTGAATATATTTTGCTAATTTGTTTTTTTGTGTCTTTGTTTTATTTTTCATTATTATTATAATAATATAATATTATATAATATTATAATAATGCCAATAAAATCTAGAAGAAAAAGAATTAGAAAAAGTAAAGAATTTATAAGAGTTAAAAGAACTAGAATAACTAGAAGAGGAAATAGAAGACATCACAATGGAGGTAATTCTGATGATGGAGCTAGTAATGGTAATAATTTTGAGCAAATTACAAAAAATGCGCAAACTACAATAAGCGATTTCTCTAATAAAGTACGTGAGACGTGGTCTAGTTTATTTTCTACAAAATCCTGATTAATTATTAAATAACATAAATGCGTTCTGTCTTGTCAATTTTGGTTCTGTAAAATAAATACTTCTAAAAGAAGATATATTATCTAAATTTACTTCATTTTTTATATTATAATCAGTATTATAATCAGTATTATAATATTTTGAATTATTATTTAGAATAAGCGTTTCTAATTTAGTAAATTTTTCTTGTAACTCAATTATTTGTTTTTCCAACATTGTAATTTTATTTTCAACATTATTTTCGCCACACATAAAAATAATATATAAATAGTTAAATAAATATTTATTTACACAAAAATAAAATTAAATTATAATTTTAGCTATTATATAATATTTAATATATATATTAAATATATATATATTAAATATGAGCGACGACACATTTGCCGGTATAGGAGATTTAGGGGATTTACCTGATGCCCCCGATCCTGAACACGAGACAGACCCTGCCATAATTCCTTTGAATGATCCGCAATCCCCTCGACCTGTTTATCGGTCATCACAACAACAAGAGGCATCAGTTCTACAACAGGCACCAGTTCTACAACAGGCACCAGTTCTACAACAGGCACCAGTTCAACTACCGGCACCAGATCAACCACATGCACCAGTTCAACAAGAGATACAAGTTCATAGCGAACTTAGACCTTTTCTTCCACTTGGGGAAAAGGAACAGGGCCAGGTTTTAGCTCCGGGTGCTAAAAGAACACGACTTCCACTTGGCGCATATGCGAAGTTAGATAATGGGGCGACGGCGACCGGAGGCATAAAGTTATATAAAACTATGACTAGAAAAGCAAGGAAATCTAGAAAAGCAAGAAAATCTAGAAAATCTAGAAAAGCAAGAAAATATAGAAAAGCAAGAAAATCTAGAAAAGCAAGAAAATAAAATAACATAAAAAGTAAAGACTATGTTGCCCAATAATAATATTATAAGCATTCTTCAAAATACATTAGTAAATAATGAATATACTATAAAAGAGAATTTAGATTTAGAAACTTTAAAACTAGATTTAACCAACCCCAATACATTAAAGTTATATAAAATAAATCAAGATTTACAAAATATAAACAAGCATGTTGATTTTTTAATATATAAATTAGTATGTTTATTTAATTTTTTATTAAGTAAAAAAGGGAAGCAACAATTCTTTATAAAATAAATATTTTACAAATATTATTTAAAACAATAATACTATGATTATTCACAGTATTATGGTTGCTATTGGTATTGATTTAGGCACAACATATTCTTGTGTAGGTGTTTGGAAAGACGGACAATGTGAAATTATTGCTAACGATCAAGGAATGAGGACAACACCATCTTATGTTGCCTTTACAGATTGTGAGCGTTTAGTTGGAAACGCGGCAAAAAATCAAGCATCTCAAAATCCAGAAAACACTATATTTGACGCAAAACGACTTATTGGGCGTATTTATAGCGATCAAAGCACACAAAATGATATTAAGCATTTTCCTTTTAAAGTAATTGATAAAAACAATAAACCCATTATTCAAGCAACATATAAAGGGGAATTAAAAGATTTTCAACCAGAAGAAATTTCATCCATGATTTTAGTAAAAATGAAAGAAACTGCGGAAGCCTATTTAGGTCAAACAGTTGATAGTGCTGTAATTACTGTTCCTGCGTACTTTAATGATGCTCAGCGCCAATCTACAAAAGATGCTGGAGCAATTGCTGGATTAAATGTATTACGAATTATTAACGAACCAACAGCAGCCGCAATTGCCTACGGACTTGAACAAACAAAAGATAACACGGAAAAACATATATTAATTTATGATTTAGGTGGTGGTACTTTTGATGTAACTCTATTGAGTATTGAAGATGGTGTGTTTGAAGTAAAAGCAACTGCGGGTGATACACGTCTTGGAGGAGAAGATTTTGATACTCGTCTTGTTCAACATTTTGTTCAAGAATTTAGGCGAAAACATAAAAAAGATTTAGGTGAAAATAAGCGGGCAATTAGTCGTCTTAAGAGCGCATGTGAAACTTTAAAGAAAACGCTTTCGGCATCTACACAAGCAACATTAGAAGTGGATAGTTTATTTGAGGGAATTGATTTTTCAAGCACAATGAATCGGGCACGATTTGAAGAACTATGCGGCGATCTTTTCAGGAAAACATTTGAACCTGTAGAGCAAGTTTTAAAAGACAGTAAAATGAGTAAATCACAAATTCATGAAGTAGTGTTAGTGGGTGGTTCTACACGTATTCCCAAAATCCAAAATCAATTAACCGAGTTTTTTAATGGCAAAACTTTAAATAAATCAATTAATCCGGATGAAGCAGTTGCTTATGGTGCTGCTGTTCAAGCAGCCTTACTTTCTGGTGTTAAAGATAGTAAAATTGATGATTTACTGCTTCTTGATGTAGCACCATTATCACTAGGCGTAGAAACAAGTGGCGGTGTAATGACTAAAATTATTGAGCGTAATAGCACTATTCCTACAAAAAAATCACAAACATTTAGCACATATGCTGATAATCAACCCGCAGTCACAGTTCAGGTGTTTGAAGGAGAACGCCAGTTTACTAAAGATAATAATAAATTAGGTGAATTTACATTAAAAGGGATTCCACCTATGCCTCGTGGTACTCCGCAAATTGAAATTAGTTATGATTTGGATGCTAATGGTATTTTAACTGTTTCGGCGTGTGAAAAATCGAGTGGCAAATCAGATAGCATTACAGTAACAAATGATAAAGGGCGTTTAAGCAAAGAAGATATTGACAAGATGTTGGCAGATGCCGAACGATTTAAGGAAGACGATATTAAGGCAAAACAAACAATTGAAGCGCGTAATAATTATGAAAATCTTGTATATCAATTTAAAGCTACATTAAGTGATGAAAAAATGGTCTCACAAATTGATGAATCGCTAAAAGAAAAATTAACAAGTATTATAAATGAAAATGTTAAATGGTTAGAACATAATCAAAATGCTTCAAAAGAAGAATATGACTATAGATTAAAAAATTTCCAAGAAGCAATGAAACCGCTTCAAGAAAAAATGATGTCTGGAGGAATGCCCCAAGATTTTGCTAAAGATCCAGATATTGAAGACGTAGATTAATATAAAAAAATTGATAAAAAGGTATTAAAATTATTATATTAAGTATAATCATAATTAATATAATTAATATATAATCGTATGAAAAGAATCAAATCGGCACCGGCCAATATTGCCGAAATGGTTAATAGAAAAAAATCAACTTTAGAAAAAAAACCCGAAAAAACTATCTTATTTATTTCACAAAAAAAACAAATTATGCCAATTACAAAGAATCAGCATCACTTAGTTCCTTTAAAAAATCAAAAAATTATTGAAAGAACTTTTAATACTATTATGATAGATTATATAAATAATAAAGAAATAACAAATACTAATGATGAAGAAGCTGTATTATTAAGTATTTTATATTATTATTTTTGCGAAAAAGTATTTACAAAAAATAACTTGCGGGAATTTGTGTTATTTATTGCTCAATTATGTATTAAATATATTTTTACACATTCATTACACGAATTATATATTAACAAAGATATAATTTTGAATAAACTATTGCTTCTTGAACATATAAAGTAAATTTCTTGTTAGTAAATTCATTGTTAGTAAATTTATTGTTATAAAATTTTTCGTTAGTTTTATAATAATTTTTCAATTAATTCTTTTAAATCATCTAATTTTGGTTTGTTTAATGAAGAATAATCTATAGTTATTTTATTAGTTTGGTTATAATAAGGTTGTAATGGAACACATGTTAATGGATAAGGCCAATGACTTGTAGTATATCTTTTTTCAAAATATTCATGTCTTAATGCTGTCTGTATTTTATCATTTTTAATATTGTTTTTTGGTAAATAACATAAATATTGCACTAGTCGTTCTTCATTGCAATTTAAATCTCCACAAGTATTTTGATGAAATGTTCTAGAATCCCAAACAACTAAATCACCAGCATTAACTTTAACATAAACTTTTTTATCTTCTAAATTACTTACATAGTTTTTATCTAAAACGCACCAATCTCGTGGAGCATCAATATTTAAAGTTTTAAAATAATGTTCATGAAGTAAATGACTTCCTTTGTATATTAATAATGTGCGTTCATTGTTATTAGTTAGACTTAAAAAAGATTGATAACAATGACGTCCTTTTTTATAAGATGATTGATCAGTATGGGTCCAATAAACATCCTCTTTTTTATAATCACTTGGATAATAGCAGCATCCATCAAATCCTGTAACTAGTTCATCACAATTCCATAGTTTTTTAAAAATGCTTATTATTATTGGATTTGTTCGGGCTAACCAAGTAAACCGCTGATGACCAATTTCAAAATATTTAAAAATACCATTTCCATGAATTACTTGATGTAACTTCTCTACGTCTTTCGTATTTTTATACCAATCAAAAAATTCTCTCTTATATTCTTCGATTTCTTCATTTGTGTACACATTATGAATTATTGTATAACCATTTTCCTCTAACTCTTTAATATTTGTCTCTAATGCTTCTTCTAATACTATTGATTGTAATACTTTTACTTCTTCTTTTAGTTCTTCTTTTTTAACTTCTTCTTTTAGTTCTTCTTTTTTAACTTTTACTTGTTCTTTTAGTTCTTCTTTTTTAACTTTTACTTGTTCTTTTAGTTCTTCTTTTTTAACTTTTACTTCTTTTTTTACTTCTTCCTTTTTAACTTTTACTTCTTTTTTTTTGGTTTTTAATTGTTCTTTTTCAGTATATTTAAACGCTACTAAATATTTGAATACTTTTTTTCCTACGTCTGAAAACATTTTCTTTGCTTATAACATTTATTAATATTAAATGTTTAATTTAATATTAATTATAATTTAAATTTTTTAAAATTTACCTAAAATAGTTTCAATGATCTCAGGAGGCAATTTGCCTAAAATATTGTGAATTAAGTTGTTATATATATTACATAAATAGTTATACTCCTTTTCAGAACTATAAGTTTCAATAAATCTTATTTCTAAATATTCATAAATTATTGAATTTATGGTTGATGCTGGAGACCACATATTTCTACATGTAATAGAATTACAACAATAACAATCGTTTTTACTTAAATCCAGAAAAGTAGGTTGTAAAGAATATAAATTTTTAAAAAAAAATTTATATATATTCTTATCTTTTGTTTGTATTTTATTGGCAACATTAATTAAATATTTATAATATGAAATTTCATTACACATGAAATTATTTTTAACATTAGAATCATAACTTATTACACTATAAGGTTTAAATGGATAATATTCGGGAAATTTAAGTTCTAAAAGTTTTTTATTTTTACTATTTTTAATTAGTAAAAAATATTCATCTTTATTACTATTACTAGTACTAGTACTAGTACTATTACTAGTACTAGTACTATTACTAATAATAATTATTAAACTAAGATTTCCTAAAAATTCTAGCAACTTATGTGAAAAAATATTTGTGCTGTAAGTTTTTTCATTAAAATTTTTAATTTCTTTGTTTATTCTTTTTAAAGAACTTGTAGACATTAATTAATTAATAGCAATGTTATTAATTATTAATAAATTTTTATATTTATACATTATTACATTAATACAATAATAGATTTATACATCAAATTCAATAGTAATAGTATTATTTTTATTTTTACATAGACACTTATCAGATAATGTAATAGTACAAACATTTTTAGTTTTAATAGAATTCATAAATACTTGAATTGACTTTCGCGATGGGCAATTTTTATTATAATAATAAAACACTTTCATAAAAACAATATTCCAAAAACATAGCGGATGTGTATTATATTTTTCTACATTAAAAACACATTTTGTTTCTTCATAAACAATTGATTCTAAAAATGGTTGAATAATTTGCCCCATTACTAATTCGTTCCATTCGTATGATTGCTTACTTAAACCTAGCAAGTTAGATTTAATATTATATGAAAATGTATCTTCTAAAAGCGGATAAATTTTATTACGAAATTTGCCTCGCACACTCCACTCAGGAGTTGTATCTTTAAAATACGGAACTTCATAACTTGAAGCAAATTCATAAATAGAACTTTTATATAAGTCAATTAATGGACGCATAATAGTTACGTTATTAATGACGGATTGTTCTTTAATAACTGCCAAATCAAGAATATAGCGTCCGCGACATACATTCGCAAAAATATTTTCAATAATATCATCTTTATGGTGGGCTAATAAAATACAATCTAATCCTTCTTTTTCCATAACTTCTTTGTAAAAATCGAACCTGATTTTTTTTGATTCATATTCATAGTCAGAACGTTTTGAATTTTTGCGCTTTAAATTAACTATATTTTTAACATATAGTTTAATAGAATTAGTATTACACCAATATTCTAAAAAGTTTTGCTCATCACTAGTTTCTTCTCGATTATTATAATTAATATGACATCCTACTAAGTCATAATCAAGAAATTTAAGAATACTAATTAGTACCATAGAGTCTACTCCACCTGACAAAGAAACAATAAATTTTTTAGATGTATTTTGATTTCTTTCGCAAAAATTCATGACTGTTAAAATCACCTCATTAGAAATATCATAATTTTGATTACGAATTATAACTTCTTTTTGTGGAACTAATTGTAATACATTTTTAAAATGTGTTAATTTATTTTCTAATTTTAATTTTAAATCTACATCTGAATTTGAATCCAAATCCAAATAATTATTTGGATTTTTATAACCAAATAACATTTTAATAATTGAAACCATATGTAAGTTAATATTTATAACTTTAAATATTTTGAAAATAGTTTTTCAATTTTTTAAATAATATTGTTATTTATACTTTTATTTTACAATAATAAATAAATAATAAATAATAAATAAATAATACATAAAATTATATTAATAACTATTTTATTAATATAGTAAAATTATGGATAAAAATACGTGCTTAAGTATTTTAGGTTTAGAAGGCAATGCTTCACCGGAAGAAATTAAAAAAGCATATAAAAAAATGGCATTAAAATATCATCCAGATAGGCAAGAACAAACGCTAAGTGATGAAGAGAAAAAAAACGCAGAAGAAAAATTCAAACAAGTATCAGAAGCCTATGAATTATTAATGAATCCTGAAAAATTTAATAATTTTAATAATGGTCCTCATGGATTTGGAGGTTTTGTTGATCCAAGTGAATTATTTAATCAGATTTTTAGAGATATGAATATGAATCAAGGCAATCCGTTTTCAAATATGCAAGGATTTCATGTAAATTTTAATAATCCAGGATTTAATAACAATGTAATGCGCTCATCGTCTGTATTTTTTATAAATGGACAAAGAATTGAGAAGGTTAGTGAAACTGTTAATGGAGTAACACACGAGCACACAATTATAGGACAAACAATGCCAAATGCGTTTCAAAATATTAGATTTAATTTTCAATAACAATACAACACTTTATAGTAGTAGTTAAAAATAATAACTGTAAACCATTTAGCAAAAGTACTAGTTTAATGTATATTACATAATTTGATAAATAATAACATTTTTTGTTATATATATTATATTATAATATAATATATAATAAATGGGAGATGATATAATAGAGTATAAAAACTTATATAATAAGATATTTTTAACTATTATTAAAAAAATATACCCAAAGTTGTATGATACAACTATTAATGAAATAAGGAGTGGAATATCGCAAATCGATTTAGCATCACGCACTGGTGATAATGAATTCAAAAGAATATATGCTTCTGTTTATCCACAAACAATATTAGAAGCTCTTCAGGAATATGAATATGAAAAACAACTTACAGATGCAGAATTAAGAGGTGTCATTCACAGATTAAATACTAGTATACAGAATGGCCCTTTCTTCGAGAACACGGTGACGGTGGTAGATGAAAGAGATAAAATAGATGAAAGAGCAGAAGAGCGGCGAGCAACGTGGACGGCGGCAAATAAAGAACGACCTATTATATATCGTCCTCTAAATCGTCCTCTAAATCGTCCTCTAAATCGTCCTCCAAGAGGTGGTTCAAGAAGAAAAAGAAAAAGAACTAGAAAATTGCGCAAACATTATAAATCACGTAAAAGTAGTAATAAATATATAAGACGTAAAAAGTAATATATTTATGATATAAGTCTAGTATATTTTTATACATATTACTTTAAACACAATAATAAAAAGTATCATTTATCATTAACAAATTGTTTTTCAATAAAAAAAATTGATTAGTTTATTTATATGTTTTATATATTGTAAAATATAAATAAACTATAAAACATGGCTTTGCGCAATATTTTGAATACTTATGTTCCTTTGCGCGCTTCTATTGAGAACAAAGATAATGGAAAAGCAAAAATTGGTTGCGTAGCGTTCTCGCCTAAGTTAAAGTATCAGTGTGTTTTATGCGTTTGGACATAATCAATATAATATGAATAACAAAGCATCTAAAGAAAATAACGATTGTGTTCATGCCGAAGTTGATTGTGTAAGTCGTCTAAAAAAATCTGAGAAAATTAATCCTATAAGTCTTGTTGTGTTTCGTACAAATAATCAAGGCACTAAATTATTGAATGCTAAACCTTGTATAAATTGTATAAAGACTATAAATTTTACATTAAAATCTAAAAATTATAGATTAAAAAAGTTGTGCTATAGTGATGAAAATGGGGAAATATGTGTCTTGTGTTGATGAATAATACTTTTATGAAGTATTTTTATGTTTTTTATTTCTTATTTTAATTTAAAAAATATAAAAATATAAAAATAATATTATAAAAATATAAAAATATAATATTATAAAATATTATAATATAGATATGGAGACATTAATTAGCATTGATTTAAACTCTTATAATGATGTGCTAGACACATACGATGATATAAAAGAAATATATGATGAAACCACTACAAATGTAATTTCTCTTTTTGTAACCAGTCTTGAAGATAAAGTTATTATTGACACAGACACTTTAAATTACATTGTATGCCTTTTACAAAATATATATGCAAATAGTTTAGCATTACTATTTATTGTGAGTTGCTTAAGTTCAGTATACGTATGTAGTCATAATAGGCGTAAAAAAGATTTTGTTATACTAAATAATGTAGAACCAAAATTATTAAAAGGAGAGATTATTGAAAAAGTATAATTTAAAAAAAGTATAACATTTAATAATTAATAGTTCAATGTGAATTATTAATTATTAATTGAAAGAAAAAAGAAAAAAGAAAAAAGAAAAAGAAAAAAGAAAAAAGAAAAAAGAAAAAAGAAAAAATTTTATTATTTACATGCTTTACGCGGCACGATTTACAACACAATCAAGTCAAACCCCTCTTCCACACTTGGATTTTCAAAATGCTTCGTATACACGCTGTAAGCAATTTTTGGAACTTGGTTGTCTGGATCCCTTTCTTTGTTGCGTTTATATGAAACCTCCAGTGATGTTGTCATATGAACACACACTACTTTCATGTTATGCTTTTTAGCAAACTCAATGTATTCACTCCTCTTTTTTGAAGAACTGTTTGTAGCATCAAACACAATAGACTTACCCTCTTTAACACATGGCAACGCTGCTTTAATCATTTTTGGGGAAGTTTTATGTACATCTCCCTGAACAAGAACAAACTGCTCGTTTTCACAAATCTTTTTAGCAACACTGCTTTTGCCCGAACCCGGATACCCAACCATAATGACGACTTGTTTGGAATCAGACAAATTTACTGCGGGAATTTCCACAGTTTCTTGCTCTTGTTCTTGTTCTTGTTTAACAGCAAAGAACTCCTCTGGACTTTGACACTTGAGTCCAATGTTTTGAGCAAACACTTTATCGCTGTCTGCCCAATCCCCCTTTCTTCCAAGCGCATCTCCCACAAAGAACGATTGCTCTTTAGAAACTTTAGCACTTCCAACCAGCACATCATACAACACAGGGTTTGGTTTGTAATCGCACTTGTCACTTGCAACAACAATGAAAACAGGGATTTGCAGAGTCTGCATGACATACTGAATTTGAATAACCTTCCATGGTTTGGACTGATTTGTAAAAACCACAACACTGAATCCCTCTGCGTTGTAACGTTTAAGTTCGTCTGGAATGTTTGGATACAACCATTTCCAATCTTCAACATTTGAAGGCATGTCCTTGTGTCGCCCATCTTTTGGGCACACAAGAGTGTGATCATAATCAAATGCGGCAATCTTTGCTTTGAGTTGCGCTTTGTTGATGTTGTAGATAGTTGGTGCCATTTTTGCTAGACTATTAGTTAATAGAAAAAAATGGTAATCAATTTTTTTTAACTATACAAAAATAGGCACAACAAATAGAGTTTATGCTTTACAAACTATCACCACTAGGATAAAACTGAAACTCAAACTGGGTGTCTCTCAATATGTTTCGTGCGTTGTCACAATCATTTAATGTCCAACATAAAGAATTTACCAAAGTTAGGCATTGAGTTCTTAGTAAAAATCGACTATCAGGTGTCAAAGTATCATTGTAATATGTTTCACAATCAATAGCTTCATCATAACTCTCCGCCAATTTCTTTGCTTCATGTAACAGTTCATTAATACGCAATAATTTAGTTAGTACTGGGACAATTTGCTTTTCATGCGCATTATGTAATTCGTTATGTTTATGCTTTTCGCGATGAACTTTCTCAGTAGCCCACTCTGCTTCAAGACGTTGTTGCTCTTCAGAGCTCAACTTTTCATAACCAAGTTTTTTCTTTTCTTGCTCTAAATCTGCTTTTTCCATAGCCAGTGTTTGCCTATACGACCACTTAAACGTTTCAAAAGTGCTCATATTACTTTTTAAAATAAACATAAAAATAATAATTAAAAAGAATTCAATTTTTTTATAAAAACATAGAAAAAAAACACAATATGCTCCCATCCCATCCACCCCATTAACGCATTTCTAGTTTTTAGGTGTTATACGTGTAATGTTATCTAGAGAACTCTTCATGTGTGGAACCTGTTCGCATGCCGAACCAAGACAATGGACAATGCTGTTGCTATGCCATCGCAGACGCTGTAACTGCTCTTCAAAGTGTGCCAGTTCTTGAGAACGCTGTGGCGAGCAGTCGTGCTGTGTTGTGGCATGCGCCTGTGCGCGTAGCAGAGCATCATCTACATTACTTCTGCATGTTCTTGCGCATTCGGCAGTTTCACGAATAAGTTGCTCGAGTTTTGTTACACTTGCCGGCACAGGCTGAAGCAACTGAAGCTTCCGCGACCACTCATGATAGTCGCCTTCCACTTTTTCTTGCGTTTTTTGCCGTGGCCTGTCAAAACTCAACTTCACACACTTCCATACATGCTTTTTCTCCACCTTGGTCCCTTCAACATACCGATAAAACGGCACGTCTAAGAAGACATGATGCCCCTCATTCAATTTTGAACGCATGTCCAATGCTTGCTCCGTTGTACACACCAATGTCACTTCGAGCTTGTAAAACTGCATCCCGTTTATATCCATTGGAAAGAACCCAATACAACGAACGCAGTCTTTTCCATAGACTGCTTCGAACGCCTGCTCTACGAACTTGTAGTCCATGAACTTGAAGAGGCGGATGCGAGGAACGCAAATACTAATGGTATTCATTGCTTTTTTATAGTCGAAGGACATAACATATATATAATATATATGTAATCAATTTTTTTTAACACTAACAAAAAAGTATTTGTACTTTAGAGATAAATTTATTAATTTACTAATTTATTTATTTATTTACTAATTTATTTATTAATTTATTAATTAATTTATTAATTTACTAATTTATTTATTAATTTATTAATTTCTTTATAATATATATACATGCCTAATTATACAAAAAAAAGAAATAGAAGTGGTAGAAAAGGACGAGGTTTATCACAGAGGGTGTTACAAACAATGAGACGTTTCTTACCGTGGAGTTCAAAACCTCAATATATGCCAGTTGAGGTTCCTCCAATGAAGACTCAAGAAAAACTGCGGGAGGAACGCATTGGTCACCTGGTTGATCGCGTTGCTGTGGGGCATTACCCAGATACCGTGCCCAAGAATGAGCGGTGGAAGCTACCTGGCTTAAAAAATGAAACAACTATAAAACCATTTTTTATGTCGACTCTACCCAAAAAAACTATTATAAAAAAAACAGCACGGAAATTACCAAACATAAGAAGATTAAGAAGCTCAAGAAGCTCAAGAAAATTAAGAAGCTCAGCAAATTAAAGATTGTATTAGATGTTTTTTAAAAGTTATAAACAACATTTGGACTCTTTATCCAATCTTTATATTCAATTGCTTTTGATGTTGATTTAGGTAATGCTAATAAACGTTTAAGTGCTTCTAATCTTTTTTCTGTTGGATTTAAAGATGGGCACTCTTTTTGAATTTGTCGTGATAAATGTTTCCATCTCCATTCAAATTTTAATGCTTCATTAAAATTTGGAAAATTCTCTACATAACAATAATAGGTCCATAGTTCGCCATTGGCAACTTTCATAGATGTTGCGTGTGCTCCGCCTTTTATTAATTTATTGTGCTGTCTTATTCGTCTGTCTAAATCAACAGTTGCGCCAATGTATGTTGCTCCGTGCGTTGATTTTATAAAATATACATAACTCATACTTAATGTTATTATATTATATTATTTATATTATAATATGCGTACAAATAAAAAAAGTTGTAAAAAAACATATAAAAAAAAAATATATAACAAAATAAACTATATACCAGAAATATATAAAAATATAACAGCACTAATTAATATTGATGATATTAAACATAATATTGATTTTTTAAGAAAAATTTCAGGAACAGATATAATGCCAATATTAAAAGCAGATGCTTACGGGCATGGAATAATAGAAATGGCAAAAATAATGAGAAAATTAAAAATAAAATATATTGGTGTTGCTACTTTAGGAGAAGCAATAATGTTAAGAAAAAATGGCGACAAAGGACGTATATTAGCCTGGTTGTATAATATAAATGGTTGCGAAATACTGGAATCATTCAAACTGAATATTGATATAGCAATATATGATGAAACTATAATAACTAAATTTATTGGTCTTATACCTAACAATAAAAAAATTAACGTAACCATATTTGTTGATACAGGTATAAATAGAGCAGGTGTACCATATAATAAAGCATTTGATATTTTTAAATTATTAATAAATAACCCAAAAATAAATTTGGAAGGAATGATGTCTCATTTGGTTTGTTCTAACATAAAAAATAGTCCAATTGTTAATGAGCAACTTAGAAAATTTAGAGAATTAAGAAAAGATTTAGAAAATATTGGAATAAAACCTCCATTAGTTCATATAGCAAATACATCGGCTTGTATAAACTATGATGTTTCTGATTTTACATTAGCCCGTTGCGGAAGTGGTATATGTGGAATATCCGATAATTTTACACTTAATAAAAAATTAAAACTACCAATGACTATTAAAACTCAAATAATACAAATTAAAGATGTAAATAAAGGAGAGGGCATAGGATACAATTGGGAATATATAACACCTTGTAAAATGAAAATATCTATTTTGCCTATAGGTTGGGCTGATTTAATACCTCAGAATACCTCTTTAAAATTACACGTGTTCATTAATGGAATAAAAAGAAAAGTATTGGGACAAATAAGTATGGATCAAATTGTAATTGAAGCAGACATTAATGATAAAATAAATGATGAAGTATATATTTTTGGAAATGGAGTTAATTGTCGTCAAACTATTTATGATATTTCTAAATTATCAAATAGTTCACCATTAGAAATATTATCTCATATTGGATATCGTGTTAATAGAATTTATATTTAATACATAAGAATATTAATACTTTTTTAAAATATTTATAAAAATAACTTAAAAGCATATTAATCAATTATATTATATGTAATTTTACATATAGGGTAGTATGTTCGAGTGGTTAAGGAGACAGACTTGAAATCTGTTGGGCATAGCCCGCGCAGGTTCGAACCCTGCTACTACCGTTTTTTATGACACTGTGCCCGAGTGGTTAAGGGGATGGATTGCTAATCCATTGAGCATTGCTCGCGCGAGTTCGAACCTCGCCAGTGTCGATTATTTTTATTTACCCATTATTTGGTTAAATAAAAATTTTTGTTATACTTGATTTTTGTTATACTTGATTTTTGTTATACTTGATTTTTGTTATACTTGATTTTTGTTATACTTGATTTTTGTTATACTTGATTTTTGTTATACTTGATTTTTGTTATACTTGATTTTTGTTATACTTGATTTTTGTTATACATCTTTAATATATGTATTAAAGCATATATTTTTGATTACTTTATCATGAAAAGTATCGCATTTTTTCCCCAATGAGCGTGTTGTTTGTATAAAGAAGTGTTGTTTCTGTTCATCATCCATGTAATTAGGGTTATTATCTAACCATTCTTTTAATGTGTAGTATGGTTTATGACATAATTCTTTAATTGCCTTTTTAATACTTTCTTTTGTTTTATCCTTTTCCCATATATCATCGTGCTTTATGTATAATGTTTCTCTCTTAATATCTGTACAATGAATAGGGCGCTTATATAAACTTAATTTGCTAATATTTTCTAATATGGCATTTGTTAACCCTTCGACTAATCCCTTGCTTTGGATTAAATCTAATTGTTGTAAGCTAATTTTTATAGATTCAATAAAATCTTTCATATTTATAGCATCTTTACATTGTTCGTTTAAAAATATTTGAATATTGAATTTATTATTTGTTACACTACTATTTGTTACACTACTATTTGTTATAGTATTATTATTCATTCCTACTTTTGGAATTAATTCACTGATTTGTGATCGCAATTCTTGATTTTCTTTTAGCAACATATTTTTAATTTCATTATTTTCTGTCATCATTTTACATACTAATTCTTTCAAATCAATATTATTATTTTCAATATTGCTATTTTCAACACTTTGTGCGCACAGTTTTGCACTACGCATACATACTTTTTTATGTGCATACAAACTTTGCTTATGCTTATATTTTTTACCACATAAACACTCGTATAATGGTGTGGCATTTTTGGCAAGATTTTGGTAAGTATTGGTAAGTATTTTATGTTTTCGAGTGTCTAAATGTTTCAAATAATTAAATTTGTTGCTCGTATTAAAGGCACATTTTTCACAACAAAATATTTTGGCATTTTTTGGCAAGATATCGTAAGTCATTAGTAAGTATAAAATACTTACCGAAAAAATGCCTAAACTATTTTTTTTGACTATTTATTTTTATGGTAAGGACATTTTAAGAGAATAAAAACAAACTTTGTAATGTTAATGGTAAGAGTTTATGAAAAATTGGTAAATTCGCGAAAATTTCATAAAGTATTTTAATAATGTAAATTTGGACATTTATTTTGTCCATTTTTCAAAAAAATTTTACTTTATAGAAAAAAATAAAAATAACATATTATAATTAATAATTAAGGAATCTTAACGGGGATTTTCACACATATAACATCCTGTATGTGAAGATTTATTAATAAATGTACAATGCTTACATGCCCAATCTCTACAATTATAACATAACGGGTTTTTATTTCCTTTATAATTTGAAACTTTCATAGTTTTATTACATTTTGAACAGTTAGAAACATTGTCTTGAATATTATTATTTGGGCTACAAATTTCAACGACTGCTCTATTTGGAATAAGTTGAGAAGCACTAATAACATTTCTGGTTATTGGGGATCTATTGCTCGTTTTAAGCCATTGTAATATTGCTGATTTTTCATATGTATTGCCTTCATGGTCTATAACAGGTTCTTTCATAACATGTTGAGTAATAGGGCAAATAGGGCAAATAGGGATTCCCATATGTAGCGGTGGCATTAGTAGTTGCTATAAGATATATAATTTAAAATATAAAAAATATATTTTTCAATTTTTTATTTTTTATATTTTATAATCTCTCTAATTTTCTGTGTGTAAGAGAACTATAACATAATTTATAAGTTTTTTAAAGAGTTGGGCGCACTATTCTAAAATTTAGAATATACTTTTATAAATATTAATGACTTGTGTTTGCGAAATTACAATATGTAAGTTATAATCTAGTATTTTAATTATTGAACTTTCCATCATATTCATATCTTCTAAACTAACTCCACATAGTGTTGCCCAATACCAATTAGAATGTGGGTATTCGTCAATAATTTTACTTGACAACATTAATAATGTTGAAATTATTCTATGGCAAGAATAATTATTTAAATATATTCCTTTTGTTTTCAAATGTTGTAATAAATTTATAGTATGTAAAATAATAGAATCATAATTTTCTTCATCAATAATTTCGCTTTTAAAAATTCGTTTAATGTAGTCATTAATGGTTATACAAGGTTTTGTTTTACATATTAAACACCCAATTTTATGATTATTTTCAGGTATAATAATTTTTTCATTAACTATACAATTATTAATAGTATTAATAAATTTAATAACACTGGAATATGACATATTAGTAACTTCTTTTATATAAATTAATAAACTAATAAACTAATAATCTATAAATTCAATTTTAATATATATATAAGTATATATTATAGTTAATGGATGAACCTGAACCAATAAAAACTGGAAAGTTAATGGATGAACTTGAGTCAATGAAAACTGGAAAATTTTTTTCCGGAGAAATGTTTGATTTAACCGCCACAAGTTTCAATAATGAACATGGCGATGCTCATAACAAAGCAGTTATGGCACATGGTATTAATTTACCATTAATCAAGTTTATAAATGAACTAAAGAAAATAAAAGCAACTACTAGCGATGATAAATCAGATAAACGAGATATTCGCCTTAAATTTTTAATTTCATGTAATAAATGTACAGAAGTCGCAATACTTTTTATCTTATATTGTAATTATTTGAATGGTGGTGGTTCAGGTTCATCACAAGAACACTGGGCCAATGAACAATATAAAAATTTTATGGTAATTACTGCTGCCGGAGGCAACATAGTAATACTTTTTGCGCATTTAATTGCTAATATGATAGATTCATTTACTAAAATAGTTAATACTACTACTAAAACTATTAGTGATGATCCTGATTGGAAATGGAATATACAATCAACAGAACCTGTTTATAAACCACAAACTTTTTTATCAGATATAGCACATAAATACGCTTTTGAACTGTTTCCTAAGTCTTTTGATGAATTAAATGAAAATATAGATTATCGGAGCATATTAAGAAAAACATTTAAGTTATTAACGCCAATAAATCAATTATTGTTAGAAATTTTAACTACTACTATTCAACAACAAATTCAACAACAAAATACTAAAGAACAATTGTGTTTTATAATAGTAAAATATTTTATTCAAACAAATGAAACTGATACAGAAATATTAGAAAATTTATATAATGTAGCTCAAAGTAAAATAAGCGATTTTGATTTTAAATTATCACCAAATATTCATCCATCTTTTCTAACAGATAGCACATATGGTTCCTTAGTAGATACTATTGAAAAATTAGGATTAAATACTAAAGATCCTGGACACGCAGGGTTTCTATTATTAAGAGTAAAAACATTAATAGATTGTAGTACCGATTATAGACCTGGTTACACAACACTTCAATTAAAACAATTTCAAAGAGATTGTGCTTCAAACTCACCATTGGGGTCAAAGATTTGGGGTCTATTTCCACAAATAATGCAAGAATCTTATTTAAGCGATGTTCCGGCTGATAGTGAATGTTGGTTATATTTAAATTATCTTTGGCAAAAGAAAAATGCAATTAGTCTAGCAACACGTTTTACAATTGATGAAATTATGAAGTTTTATATTGCTGGATACTATAAACAATCAAGTCCACAAGGTGATATATTTCCATTAGTTCCTTCTGCTGTAAATTCAACAGAGGCAGTAATAAACTATATAGCAAATACTACATCTCATTTGAATGAATATATAGAAAAATGGGAAGCAATTAATGTTTATACTGATGATACGGGTAAGACTATACGTGAGCACGTGTTAAGTGCATCAGCAGCACCGGCATTAAATCTAGGTGGTTTTGCGTGGTGGCCGCGTAATTTTTCATATGAATCATGTTGTGGTAATTTTAAATCTCTTGAAACCATATTATATCAGGATGGTGGTCTAGTATCTAGGTTGGCGTGTGATATAGTAAATTATTTTTTAAATAATCCATATTTTTATACAGAAAATATATTAGATGGTTTAATTGCTAGTTTTAATGAAAAGAAAACAGAACTATCCGGACAACCATCTAATGCTATTATGAATCCTTCAAATGTAACTCTTGCTCCAACACATAAGGATTTTAATGCTTCGCTAAGTAATATTAGAGATATTTTTAAGAGTTCGCAAACTTCTATGCTTGGTTATCCAGATGGTATTCGTATTACTGTTAACGCAATAAAAAGCGAGACTACAACTGGAGATACTCAATTAGATGCTGTAGAATCCACGGCACTAGAAGAAAGCAACAATACGGAAATAAACTCTTTTTATATTCATTTACAGCAAAAACAAAAAAAAGCAACCCAAGCCCAAGGACAAGGTATTGGTGTACTAAAATCCTCATTAGTTCAAAAATCAAGAGTTCAAAATCTAAGAGTTCAAAAGTTGAGAGTTCAAAACTTGAGAGTTCAAAAAGAGAGAGTAAAAAGAAGAAAATTAAAAACTAAAAAACATAAAAAGAGTAAGAAGCGTAAGAAAAGTAATAAAAATAGAAATAGTAAGAAACTAAGGAGACAATTTACAAAAAAGTATATTACACCTATTAAAATTTAAAATGTTGATTTAATTTTATTTGGGTTTATTTTTAAATAAAATTAAAATGTAGATTTATCTTATTTTAATATGTTTTGTATGTATTATTTTTTTGTAGATTTTTTCTTTTTTGTTTTACCTTTACCTTCACCTGTTTCCATTTGTTCCGCAGCAGCAACTAGGTCGGAAAACGAATTAGCCGGTGATCCTTGATATGGTCCAGCAAATGTAGCACTTGAGATTCCTGGTGTTATAACTTTATACGGATGTCTAATTGTTGCCGAGCGGATAGATGCTAGAATGCTTTCACAATAGGCTTTAAATTCTGGATATTGTATTGTTGTTTTTAATGGTCCCGAACCAGATAAATGTACCATAAGGTCTCTGGCTAACTTAGTTCCTTGTGTTTGATAAATTGAATAATTTATATTTAATCCATGGGTTATTGAATTATTTCCCATTTTAAAAAAAAAGTTGGCTAACATAGTTTGTGATATTATATATGAACCTGTATTGCCCGCAGGCATTGGTCCATAACGTTGTATAAGTAGAGCAAGATTAGCTATAGCATTGTCTTGATTGCTGTATATTATTGTAAAAATACCAAGTATTGAACCAAATAATGTTTTAATAGCTTCTAGGCCTCCACCAGAGTCTCGTGCGTTGTCAAATAAATCAATCATTATTGGAATTGTATCTACTATATGTGTTATATCTTTTGCTAATTTTATTTCATTATATTTAATTAATTCCTGGTCAACATATAATTTTTTCAACTTAATGGCGCGTTCAATCATTACATTCATAGGATTAACCCCGCATTGTAGTGCGTAAAGTACATTTCTTATAAAGAAATCTTTTCTCGCTATAAAATCTTCAGGACTTAAATCTTGTCCACCAGTAAGAGACGTTGATTCAAAAAAACGTTTGTTATTAGATGTAATCATATAAAAAAAATCAATCAAAGAAGTATCTGATTTGATAAGATTACAGTCATAACATATATTAGTTAGTTGAGCGCACAACGCAGCATCACTATAATTAATCCACGCATTTCCAACAGGATTAGTATGATCAACACTAACGCTTTCACCGCTTCTTTGAAAGAGACCACCTTTATTTTTAGCACCTATCTTTCGCATACAATACCCACATACATATTCATCATGTGAGTTTTTAGGTAACTCGGTTTCTGTATTAGTAGCGTTTGCCCTACCAATAGTTGCAATAGTTATCCCTGCCGCACAATGCTGAACTGTATCATCTACTAATAAGTGACCATCATTAAATTTTTCTCTCCAAAAACCCAGATGTATATTTAGCACATTAAATAAATTATCAGAAAATACATAAGTTATTGCTCGCATATTATTACTTATATTTTTGAAGAATTCTTGAAGTAAATCACTTTTTGCTGATTCTAGCGCATCTACCTCCTCTAGAGCAAAAAAAAGTGGCGTTGTGAATTGTTTGTATGCTCCTTGTAAATGTATATTTGTTGCTAGTTTGCCTAGTACGTTTGCTTGTAAAGGCTTACATTTTGTAGTATATTCATGTCTTAACAAATCTATTAGATCTGGTTGATCCGGTAATTTTAAACCATACTCACATAAACTTATCAACGAGTCTAAGTGTGTATTTAATAACTGACTAGTAACTTCTCCTGTGAATATAGCAATTATAAAATCTTTTCTAGCCTTTATTACACTTGGCTCCATTAAATGTTTAATTTTTGTTGTCATTTTTGAACTTTCTAAATTTTCTCTGTCAAGCATAGTTTTAATGTGTTTTATTGCTGATTTGAGGGTTGGTTCTAGTCTTTTTAATCTGGCGATTTCTTGCTTCATCTTCTCTATCTTCTCGCTGTCTTCTTCGCTGCCACTTAAAACAGATTGTTCTAATTTATTAATGGTAGGCTTTAGTTCAATCATATAATGCTCAAGTTGAATTAAAAAACTTGGGTCATCGTATTGACTATAATCAGTGGCTTTGGATTTATTTCTTTTTCTAGTTTTTGGCTTACTTGCCACGTCATCCTCTGAATCTGAATTTGATTCTTTGCGACTTCGTTTCTTTGGTTGTGCTCGTAGAGTATATGCTTTTGGTCCATTATATCCTTTAAGTTTTATATTTATTGCACTATATAGTGGGTCATAAGGACCGGCAACTAGATCTGTTAATTTTGACTTTCCCTTAGGAGGCATGTATGTATATTAACTATATAAAAATAATTAAAAAGAAAAATAAACTACGAATTTAATTTGCTAAAGTTATTTGAAGTTATGATTTAAAGTATATACTATAATAATATATAGTATAATGAAACCATTTACTATTAATAATTTTAAAATTCTCTCTTTTTTTTGAGCAACGACTTGAAATGGATGTGGAAACAACCTTATTAAAATTTGTAGATATAATGGAAACTCTTCAAGAATCTATGAATACTAAGTTTGAACGAAGTCAAGAAGTTAGTCAATTTAATCTCTCAAAATATATGATTGAAAATAGTTTATAAATAATTAATAGTTAAATGTTATTAAGAGTAAATTATCACAATAAAAATATTATTTGAAAAATTTATTCGGTGTTAATACTAAGCTCGTGAGTTGATGCTTTACTTTTATTTTTTCGCATTTTAGGTAGAGGTTTGTCTGAGGTTTCGGATGAAGCATCAGACAATTTATCTTGTTTAATAGCATGAACATTTTTATGACCATTCAGTCCTTTTTGTGTTGGAAATGTGGCATCACATTCATCGCATTCAAATATTTTATTAGTAACGGATGCATATTTCCCACTTAAATAGAGAGAAATATTTGGTAAACTCAAATTTTTTTCAATTTCATGAATTAATTTTTTGTGTTCTGTTTTAATGTTAGTAATTATAACTAGCTTGCTTGTTAAAAAATCCTGATATTCCTTATTAATATTATCTAATGTAGCTTTATCGATGATAAAGCCATCAGTTTCTTTCATAAATTCGAGTTCTTGAATTTTTTCAGAGAGATTATCTATAAGATTAACAGCCGATTCAATAATGTCTGGATTATAGTCAACATATGTAATATAGAGCAAGACCTTATTTTCATTAATATCAATTTCAAAATTATTTTTATTTGCAAATCCACTATGTTGGCTAATCATTAGGCCATTCATATTCTGACTTTTACAATCTCTCAAAAATTTGTTAGTCTCTTCTGCGGGAACATGTTGTGTCTCGTAACGTTTATTCTCTATAAGGATTGTATTCTTATTCTCACGCTCAAGAATGAAGTCTCCAGCATTTTTATCTCTACGTGAATCAGTAATAGTTGCTTTTTTATAAAGTTTATGAAGGACCTCTGATAGTTTAATTTCAGAAATATTGCCTTTGAATTGTGATGAATTATTAAATTTATTTAAATAAGTATCTAATTCTCTCATAGTTTTATTATTACTCTGTTTATCGTCACTTAGGTTAGTTAATTTTTGAGAGATTTGTTCATTATTATTATGAATAAATGAGAAAATAGGTTGTTGAATAGCGAGGATTTTAGATTCAATAGTGTTTAAGAATTCTTTATTTAGAGATTCGGATCCGGAATTGCTTTTTACAAATGTTTTTAAATCATCTTGAATTGTTTTTTGAAGAATTAATATTTGCTCTTGGTGTGTTTTTGGAATAATAGTATTAATTTTATTAACAAAGTCGTCTGTGTTTCTATTAAAAAGATTAATAATTTTATCGGCACTTTCGGAAGAACTTGCATTAATAATAAGCTTGGTTGTATCTAAAAAAGATTTATTATGTTCATGAAGTTTAAGAGATAGTTGGTCTGAGAGATTAGTCATATTATTTTTAATATCTCTAACATTATTTAAAATCTCTCCAATTACTGTAGAACTAATTGTCTTTGTCAAGTCAGTACCCATTTCTTTTAAAAGATTTATAAGAATTAGATTAAGAGTTTCGATATTAAGATTGGGGTTCAATTTATAGAACTCATAGATTTCTTTATTATTAAATGTTATAATATATGACGACATTATGTATTATAATATATTATGTTATGTATTTAAGTTGTTATACTAATAATTGTATCAAAACATTAGAACAAAAGTTTTGAGAGATTGAAATAAAGGTTATGATATATGGTGTGGTTTATTGAATAATTATATTAACGCACCTTCGGTGCTCTGCCGGTATTGTATTTTAAAAATTTTAAATAATTGTTATGATATATGGTGTGGTTTATTGTTAAGTTATAATAGTATAAAATGCCAACTTGTTGTTATACCGTTTTGATTATCAAATTGATATTATCAAAAAGGTTGTTAAGTTGTTTTGATTATCAAAATGGTATAACAAAACTCTATAAATAATGCTAAATTAAATTTATAATTATTAAAAAAGTAATTATAGTAATTAGAAAAATTTATTTTCTCTTTTTATTATAATTAAATTCAATCGCAGAATACTGCTAACAACGAA